TCAGCGAGCCATGATGTAGTGATAGATCAGGCCGGCAGCGCCAATTCCACTGAATGGTGCGATCCTTCCGTACATATATGCAGCATTACCAAAATCATTGAGCGTTCCGGTGACGTGGGTGCCGTTGCTTGGGCCAATCTGGATGCGAACACCGCCCGAAATTTCTGCAACTTCAAGTTCATTTAGATCACGCATACAGCCTCCAATTCCAAGTTGTTGAGACAGTCATCCTCGTGAGCCCGCGCAGCGCGTCGAGCATGAGCCAAGCCGCACCGACAGTCATTCATGTGGCTACGATGCCGATGTGCTGGCAAGGCTCTTGTGTAAGAACGGATTGAGGCAAGGCATCCCCCATTCCACCTTCAACAATGTTCACGTTGAGTTCACATCCCGCTTGGCTGCAGGACCGGGGCGTGGCAGAGCAAGCTGCGAACAGGTTGGTCAATACACAGCCAGCAGAATTGGCGCATGGCATTCCGTTCGATGCCGGATCTGTTCGAAGGCGTCAAGTGATTCCACAAGGCGAGGGGCCATGAGTCGCTAATCATGGTCGACGGCCAGGTGATCGCGCTGATCGTATGGCGACGGCGTACCGCACGACCTGGCCACAGCTCTATGGATTGTCCAGATCTACAGCGGGCAACAAAAAAGCCGGAACCCCTTATTTGACGAGGGATTCCGGCTTTTCGTGGACCCTTGCGGACCCGGTATTGGTGGAGGTGGGCGGAATTGAACCGCCGTCCGAAGGCACTCCATCCCCAGCACTACATGCTTAGCTCACCGTTGAATCTCATCCCCGAGCAGCACGGTGTGCAAAGCGCACCCGGGAACCAGCCTGTTGTGTTCTAGTGCCGGACTGACAGGCAGCCGCCCAGCGCGATTCCATGATAATGACTCTACGCTGCGAGCATGGACACAAGCAGTTTCGAGGCTCCGCCTAAGTCGGCAGAAGGTCACGCACCGCAGTTTTTAGGCTGCGAGAGCGACCGGAGCGTAGTTGTCGTCGTTGGCAACTAGAGTTTTGCAGCTGGATTTACGAGGAAAGCTACCCCCTCGGCATGCGCCAGGCGACTTCACAACCCCCGTCGAAACCAATGCACCCCCGGTTTCTTCAAGTGCTGCAAGGCTTTGGGGTCCAAAGCTGACCAAAAGCTGGCAAAGGACCCTGCCCAACGACGCGAATACTACGGCAATCTTCCTGAACAGTCACGCGCGACCAGGGCTCGCGCCAGACCCGTTCAGTCGCCGCTGCCGTCCAGCAGCAGGCTGCGGGGCAGGGGGGCGGTCAGCGGATTCCAGACCGCCGCAGCCTTCGCACCGGCGTCGGGGACCATCGAGGGGATCCAGCGGCCGTACTTCTTCGCCGTGATCGTCCAGTCTCGGTGCCCCATCTGCCGGGCCACCCACATGACGTTCTCGCCGGCGCTGAGCGCCTGGGAAGCGAAGGTGTGGCGCATCTGATACGGGTACCGGTACCGGACCCCAGCCTTGCGCAGCGCGCGCTGCCATTCGCCGGCGCGGATGCTCTGATCTGACCCCCAGCGCGCATTGGTTCGAGGATCGTGGAAGACGAACTCGCCGGCGGTGCCAGTGAAGGCACGCTGCGCCTTCAGGGCGTCGATCGCAGGCTGCAGCAGCTCCACCTCGCGGACGCCCGACTCGGTCTTCGGCGCCTTCATCTGCCCCATCACCCAGGCGCGGCGAATCTTCACCTTGCCGCTGCGGAAGTCGATGTCCGACCAGCAGAGACCAATCATTTCCGAGGTGCGCAGGCCTGTGGCGAAATTGAACTGGCAGTAGTTGCGCACCTGGTCGTCGCGGCATGCGGCCAGGATGGCCTGCACCTCGAGCGGGGTGAACGGATCCACCTCTTCGCGGGCATTGGCCTTTGCGCGCCGCTTCACCTTGAACCCGTCGAGCGGGTTGGTAGCGATCAGGTCGTCGGCCACCGCCTCGTCCAGGGCCCCGCGCAGGGGGCCGAGCACGTTGTTGATGCGTTTGGCTGAGGTCGACTCGTCGAAGGTGGCCACCAGGTCCTTCACCGCCATGCGGTCGAAGTCGCGCAGGGTGATCGAGCCGCAGCGCGGCACCAGGATGTTGTTCACTATCCGGCGGTACCCGATCATGCTGCTGTGCTCGAGCTCGGGCTCCTTGAGCGCCAGCCAGCGTTGCAGCACCTGCTCCAGTGTGTCCAGGGCGGCCGGCTTGGCCACCACCTGCACCGCCCGCTTGCTATCGGGGAAGTGGGCGGCGTAGTCGAAGGTGCCTTTCTCGATCTCGATCTTGATCTGGCCCAGCAGGTTTTCGCAGTACCGCAGGTTCCGTGGTGTGGGGGCCAGCTTGATGCGCTCCCGGCAGCGCTTGCCGCGGTACCGGAAATCGATCTCGATGCTGACCTTGGTGATCGGCCTCACCCCGCCTTGCCGTGCATTACCCACTTTTCGTACCCCTCCAAATCGATCAGGTTTCTTCCATCTGGCGCCTTGTGAAACACCGCGCCCTCCAGCCAGTCGCCGCGCTTGATCTTCGAGTTGATGGCATCGACCGTGTAGCCGGTCAGCGTCTCGAACTGCTTGAGCGTGACGAATCGGACCGGGCGCAGGTTCGCGGGGGATGTGGTCCTCGACAACCCTCGCGCTGAGGGGGCGTGGTTACTCATGGGGCATCGCCTGCAGGCTCCATAGGACCGATGGGCGCTCGTCGGGACCGTGGAAGGGCGCGCGCTGCACACGGCCGGTCTTGGCCAGCTGGTGCAGGTAGCTGCTGACCCGGTTCGAAGGCAGCTGCAGCTCGGCGGCCAGCTCGCCGGCCAGGCCCGGCCCCTCCTGCAGCAGCTGCAGGATCCGGGTGGCAGTGCCGTCGGCAATGCCTGTATCAGCCATGGTCTGCCTCAGCTGCTTCTGGGTGGCCGGGGCATCCGGTACCGCTGTAGTCGAAGCCCTCGCAGGGAGCGAGCGGGATGACCCTGCGGCCGTTGGCCAGGTGGTCGGTCAGCACTCGGCGGGCTTCGGCTGCAGTCACCGGCTCGCCGGGCGGGTTGCGCTGGAAAAGCCCGTCCAGATCCTGGTCGGTGAAGTTCGTCAGTGCGCCGGCGACGTCCAGGTGCACGTGGTAGTGCACAGGCAGGCGGTCAGAGGTATTCATGCGTCGGGCTCCTGGTGTTCGGTGCTGCGCTCGGCAGCATTCAAGGCGGCGCGCCGCTGGGCGAAGCCGCGGCAGGCGCTGATGGCGTTGCCGTGCTCGTCGACGGCTTCGTGGCAGAGGAAGGGGCGCTCGCCCGGGGTGGAGCAGTAGTCGGCGTCCTCCGTGGTCGGGAGGCACTGGTTGGCCACAGTGCCGGCGCGGAACGCACAGCCCCCGCAGAGCGGGCCAGGGTCGATGCCGGCGGCCAGCACGATGCCGTTGAGGGCGCCCAGGATGCAGGGCATGTTCACGCGCTCGGCCTCGTGCGGCCACACATGACCCTGCAGCACCAACAGGTCCTTGGCCTGCTCGCAGGCGTTGTAGGCGACCTGGTTGGCCAGGCCAATGAACTCGCCGAACAGATCGACCATTGCGGCGGTGCCGATCTTCTCGGCCAGGTGCCGCAGCGCCGGCCGGCGGAGATCCATTGGTACCGCCGCGATCGCGCGCAGTACGCTGGCCAGATCCGGGTGAATGTTGTGGTCGGTGGCGCGATCGCGCGCTGAGGTGTCAGCCATTCGGCTTCTCCTTGTGCACCCGCTCTCCTTCCAGCAGGAAGGCGTGTAGTGCCTTCTGCGTCGCCTTCCTCCATGGAAAAGGTTGCAGTTCAGTGATTCTGTCGTCGAAGCCGTGGCGCGTCCGAAACTTGAGCACGACCAGTTCGCGATCGAATGAGTCGATGAACGGAATGGCTGAATAGAATTCGGCTTTGCGGTAGACCTTCAGGAACTTGTCATTGAATTCAAACTGCGCATCGGTCCAGTCGGCCATGTAGCTGATGGAGCATTTGTCGCGGTCGATGACGTGGAATCCGACGTTGCTCCAGTTGCAGAGCTCTCCAGTCTTAACGCTTTCCAGTAGGTGCTTTTGGTTGAAGCCCTGACCGGCATCGCCCTCACGGTAGATCGACAAGTGCCAGTCCGATTGAGGGGCGCAATGGAGCATCACCAGGTCACCTGGAAGCGGTTCGGCCTGCTGTTTCCTACAGTTCCAGCCATGCAATAGGAAGGACGTCAGAAGCCTTTGGACTACCAGTTCGTATCGGCGCAGCTCAGTCATGGGGCTTCTCCTGCGGCAGCAGCTTCTGCTGCTGCACGTGCTCGATCACCGTCTGCCCGCTGGAAAGCAGGATGTGCGACAGGAACGCGGCCTCGAAGGTCAGCATGCCGATCTCGATTGCCGTGACCTGGCCTTTCACCCAGTCGCGCAGGATCGAGTAGACGGCGACGCCGCCGATCTTGAGCGCCTTGGCTTCGTGTTCGGCTCGAGTGGCCCGGATCCGGGGGCCGTAAGGGTGCTCGCGCAACCAGGCGGCTGCGTAGCCGCGCGCGCTGGCCTTGAGCTGCACCTGCCGCCCTCGGTGCTCGAACTGGATGAACAGCTCGCCGGTTTCGTAGTCTTCACCCGTGGCGAAGCGCTGGCAGCCGAAGCTGCGCAGCATCTTCTGGATGTCATTGATCGCGTTGTTGCCGCTGGTGGCATTCTCGTAGGGGAGGCTCATTTGCCCACCGCCTGGTTGTCGGACTTCCGAATCGCGTCCAACTCGGCGCCAGCCGTTTCGGCCCAATCGGCGCCGCGGGCGAGGTAGTGATTCAGCATGAAACGAATCACTGCCGCCTGCTCTTCCTCTGCCTTGTTCGGGATCTCGTCACCGCGCATCCGCAGGACGTTGGCCCAAGGGCTGCACCAGAAGTTGGGGCGGCCGAGAATGTCGCGTACCTCCGGCGTGTCCGGAATCATGGCCGGACCCAGGTCCACGGTCTGCGCGGGCGGGGCGGCGTACAGCTCACGCAGCTCGACCATCCAGCCGCCATCGTCAATACGAAGATCGCCGCGTTCAACCATGCCCGCAATCGTCTTAGGACCATGGCCTCCCATTGCCCGCTTCGTGGCTTCGTACTCTTGGCGGCTGACAGGCTCCCAGTGGTCATCCTCAAATCCATTGTGCTGGGCGTCCTTACGAAGCTGGTAGGCCGCTGCTGGCTCCTGCCCCACCGGCTGGCGGGCGGCGAGGGCACCATCCCAACCGAGGCGGGCAATCTCATACGCGTACAGATTTGCGATGTCGTCGCTCTGCCGCGCCCACCATTGGCTGAACGTCTCACGCGCATCCCCCTGACCACCCGGGGAGGGCTTGGCGGAGAGGGCGGCATAGGGGGCCCAATGAGTTGGCCCATACTCAGTGTCTACGGCATGGTTGACGAACGCAGAGCCGTTGTTGAAATCAATGAATGCCCACGGGAATCCACCCGTATCGGACGGCCAGGTTCCATCGTCGTTCTGCGCCGGCGATACCGGCGCAGACCACCAGCCGGGCGATACATGGTCTTCACCCCACCGCAGACGAACCACAGTTCCGTCGCGCGGGCAGGTGTCCATCGAGCGCCACGGCGCCCGCTCGGCCTTATCCCCCAGCCTCACCCTCCCACCGGGCTGCGCATAGAGCGGCGTTACGATTCTCCCCCACGATGCAGCCTCACCCGCTACTTCCCCGCAGCGGGTGAACTGAGTGGCGGAGCCGTCTGCAAGCTCCCACATCCAAGCAATCGGATACCCGCGCGCGGAGATGTCGACCAGTACGGTGCGCCCACCGGGCTGCGCCTCCGCCAGGTTCGGATGGGCGGGACACGGATGGCGCAGCGAGCCCTCACCGCTCGGGCAGGAGCAGACCTTGTTGATGTCGTTCATGCTTCGATCCTCTTGAAGGTGATGACCCACACCCACGGGTTGCTGTTCCAGTCGCTCCCAGCCCATTCCATGGCGCCCTCGGCGAGGGCATCGGCTGGGCTGATTGCTTGCAGCCGCTCGACGCGCACGTCCGTGATTTCCAGCACCAGGCGGCAGGCACGGCGCGGCATATGGATGCTTGGAATCCACGGTGAGCGCTGCATGTCATCGACGAGAGCGACCTCAACCCCGTCTGCCCGGTAGTGGTAGCGCTCGGGATCCGACCATTGGCCCTTGTCCTCGTCCCAAGCATTGGTCCACGTCTCGCGGACCCACAGCCGGTCGCCGCGCTGGCCGAAGGGGCACCGGAAGCCGGTGGTCATTTCCTGACTGCCGGCGATGCGGAACTCGCCGGCATCGGAGAAGGCGCGGGCCTGGCTGAAACCTGTATTGCAGCCAGGGCGCCAAGGGATGTCCTTGATCGCGCGCCGTGTCTGCGTTTTCTGCCCTGCCAGGATGGCGCGCACCATGGCGGCATTGAACAGAATGGGCCGCTCACGCATGGGCGGCCTCCGCCAGCGGTGCCGGAGAGGCAATGTCGCCGGGCAGGCCTGTCGGCCCAACATCGCCGGCGGCATCGTCGTATGCCCTGACCGCGTGCGCGATCGCGTAGAGGCGCCAGAGGAAGTGGAACGTGTACTGCTGCAGGGATGATGCGTATTCCCAGGCATCAGTGATCCGGAAGTCGCTGAAGTCCGGGTCGGTCGGCCCGAAGTCCGACATGGCCCTGATCGCGTTGCTCAGGGCATCGTGATCTTCCGAGTCGTTCAGCACTTCGAGCTCGAGCTCCTGCCACAGCCGAGCCGCCCATTCCGGAGTGGACGTATCCGGATCCGCCAGCTCGTCGGGATCCACGCGTTCCTCGACGTATTCTTTGAACAGGCGGGTCACCAGCGCGCGGAAGAGGTCAGCGCTGAACTCCTTCTTCTCGCCGTCGTTGGCTACGCACTTCTCTGCCCAGTAGCCATCGTTCACGAACAGGCCGCCGGCCTTTTCGTGCTCCGCGGGCTTGGCACGGAAGAACTCGAACATGTCGTGCAGGCGGTTGAAGACTGCGGTGCCCATGTCGCCAGAGATCGCCAGGTGCCCGGGCCAGGTCACGATGTCGAAGCCGTAGCAATAGGTTCCGGGACGACGGAACTGCAGGTGCCGGTGCACGCCATCGTCGACCAGGATCCGGAGCTCGTGGCTGGCCGTATCGGCGAGGAAGCGAGGGAGGACGTCACTGCGGTGCATGGGTATCTCCGGACTGTGCGGACGAGGCCTGGGCGGCCTTCAGAGCGGTTTGCCAAGCGGGTATCGGGCTGTCGTCGGCGCCGAGCAGCTGCAACAGGCCGGACCGGTGGCCCGCGGCGATGCGGCCGCCGGCCTGCAGCACCTGGAGCACCTCCGACTTTTTTGTGAGCGGGTCTTGGCGAGGCAGATGGCGGACGTTGATGACCTTGCCGTCCACGATCTCCGCCACGGAGGTGAGGTCAGGGCCCGTGGCCATGTCACAGCCGATCGTCGGTGTGGGTCGTTTGGCGGTCATCGTCAGCGCCTCTGGCTCGCCGGCAGCGTGGGGAGCTGCTGGGGCTCGGCAACTGCCGCCGTCAGGTTCCCTGTTTCGTGCGCCAACCGGATTGCGTCGAGCTCGACCTTCACCGCGCCGATGTAGGTGGTGGCCACGATGGTCGAAGCCTTGGCGCGCTCGATGACCTGGCCCATCTGTTCGGCACTCAGATCGTCGTCGCCCAGGCGTTCGAGCATGGCGACCAGGTGATCGCGGACATCACTGACCTTGTTCTTCATCTTCTTGCTCCTTGGTTCGCCTCCTGACCCGGCGGGTGATTCGCGCCTTCAGGTGGACAAGTTCTTTCAGTTCCGGCGGGTACCGGTTGTGGTAGCTGTTGCGCCGCATGTTCTCGGCGAGGGTTACGGCCTCCAGGCGATCAGCAGTGATCTCTGCGGCTACCAGCGTCTTCCGGCCCGGTTGGAACACCACGATGTGTCCCTCCGGTACCGGGCCGTTTGCTGCCTCCCAGACCATCACGTGCACCGGGCGCCAGCGTCGGGTCGGGAAGATGGCGGGATCGTCGGTGACCTTGCGCATCAGCACCTTCCGTTTCGGATCCACCTTCTCGGTCCCGATCGGCACGTAGTTGCGCGCCTCGCTGGCTGCGCGCCCCTTCTTGAACTGGGTTTCGCGCATCCGGCCGGCGTACCAGCCAGGTCGGCGCAGCCCCTTGTTCGGCGACACGTAGCCGGGCTTGAAGCGCGCCGCGATCGATCCCGGTTCCTGCGTCCCGTTCCATAGCGACGCCAGTGGCTGTGTGTGGAAGTCGTCTGCCTTCTGCAGGCCCAGCAGCGCTGCCCGTCGGTACACCGCGGCCTTGGGCCGCTCGAGGACGTGGGCGATCAGGAAGGCCGGGAACCGCGGCCAGTTGAGCCGCAGGGTCTCGTCCTCGTCGGCCGTCCAGCGTCGGCGGGCGTTGGGGTGTGACGTGCGCGCCATGGGTCACGGGTTCCACCCGGAACGCCCAGGGGCGTGCATCTGCTGCCGCGCGCGCTGCCGAACGGCTTCTTTCCGGAAATACTCGCGGTGCTCGATCTTCTGCCCGCGGATGCGGAAGCCCCAGCTGCAGGCGCGCGGCGGAAGGGTCAGCACAAGTGTCCAGGTGCCTTCAGCCTGCAGATCCTCGGCCAGCGCGATGCGATGCCAGCCCTCAGCGCGGCGGAACAGCAGCTGGCCAGCGCCATACCAGGTCGACGAATACGGTTCCTCGGCGATCGCCGAGGGCACCGCGTCCGGTACCGCCGGCAGCGGCCCGTCGAAGGGGCGATGCTCGAAGTAGCCGCCGCGTAGGATCAGGCTGAAGAAGGACCAGGGGTGGTCGTGGAAGACGCCGCCGTGATCGCTGCTGCGGATATGGTGCAGACGGAGGGCCAACCAGGGCCGGGGGTGGCCACGGTCGTCGACGCCGGCGCGGCCGATACGCAGCAGCCAGAAGCGATCCATGTACGGGGTGCCATCGGCGTTGACCAGGTGGAAGTAGGGTGTGCGGGTGCCGCGCTGGATCAGCGCAGTGGCAACGCGGTCCAGCACGCGCCGGCCCACAGTACGGGGCGGCGCCTGCAGATCCATGTAGCTGCCGCAGCGGCCGCACGATTCCATATCCGGCCAGTCTCGGGCGCAGCCGAACAGGGCACAGATGAAGGCGCGCACCCGGCTCACGGCTGCTCGCCCTTGTAGGTCGGGACCAGGCCGCTGGCTGCGGTCAACGTGCCGGCCTCGATCTGGCGCAGGCGGCGGGCACGCTCAGCCCGGCCGCCACCGGGCGGTGCCCAGGTAGTGCGGTGACGTGCCGGCATGCGGCGCACGGGCGCCGCCGGCGCCGCCGGCGCGGCACGATGCGGCCGTGGCTGGCTCAGCAAGTTGGCCAAGAGCATGTTGAGGAAGGGGCGACCGCTGGTCACAAGGATCGGGTACATGGGGACCTCATGCGTAGGTGGTCAGGCGGAAGTGTTCGCGCAGCAAGTCGTACAGCCGGCCGACCTCGGCGATCTGCAGGGCGAAGCGGGCGTCGAACTCGGCGCGCCTGCCGTCCTCGTCGCCGTGCTGCAACTGCTCCACGGCGCCGTCCAGGAAGCGGAGCTTTCGGACGATCAGGTCGTCGCCGAGGACGAAGGACAGGTGGTCTTCCAACACCAGGGCGAGCTTGGTGACCTGCTTGCCCGTCTCCAGGTGCAGGTCAACCTCGTCACAGCGCAGCTCGTGGTGCTGGCAGCGAACGATCGCGCCGCCCTCGACCGGATCGCGCAGCTCGCATTCCTCGCCTAGGCTGAGCCCATCAGGCAGAGCTTCACCGGCAACCCAGCTGGTCAGGATTGCCCTCGGCGATACCTCGGCGTTCAGGGGGAGAGCGGGGAAGCTGCCGACAACGTTGCGCAGCTGGCTGATGGCGTTCTCACCGGTCTTGCGGCTGCTGGTGTCGACGAACACGACCCCGCGCTGGTGGTCCAGATAGAGATCCGTGCGACTTGGGCGGACGAAGGCACGAGGCAACAGCTCGTGCAGCAGGTCGTCCTTGATGCGCTTCCGCTCACGGCCGACGGGGCGGCGCCCGTCGCGTTCTTCGATCTCCAACAGCTTGAGCTCGAGCAGGTTGCTCACCACGGCAGGCGGCAGGATCTTCTCTTCGGCGCCGATGGCCATCCACATGCAGCGGCCGATCTCGTGCGACAGCAGCTCCTTCTCTTCGCGGCCGAACGGCGAAATGAAGCCGGCGGAGCACATTTCCAGCGGGCCCACCGGCTTCAGGGCGCGCGCCTGCAGGCCGTCCTGCCAGTCGAACATCTGCAGGTGCGGGTAGGTGAACATCGTGAGGTTGCGGAAGAACATCAGGTGTCTCCGGTCTGTTCAGAAGTGACGCTGCTGCCTTCGGGCAGCTCGGAAAGGCCCAGGGTGTAGAGCGCGTCGTCGATCGCGGCCTGCTCGGCTTCTGCGATGACGCTGTGCGGTCTAGCCACGCCCGGGATATGGACGTGGAAGAGCCTCATGGTCGGCAGGCCTCGGCGATGCGTTGGAACTTGCGCGCCCACGTGGCCAGGTCCGGCTTCATCCCAGCGCTCCAAGCAATCTGGAAGATCGAGCCGAAGCGGATCCGCAGCGCGCGCCACTGGTCCGGCGGGGCGATGCACACCGCGCGCTGGTAGCGCCGCACGCGAGCTGCGGGGGTGATCGCCGGCGGCATGCGGTCGAGGTCGTGCTGGACGATGGCGTCGACGCCATGCCCCAGCAGGTGCAGGTCTGCCGTCATGACATGGCCCTCCCGTGCACTACCCAGAACAGCTCGGCCAACGCCCGCGGTACTGAGGGCATTGCCCGCGTCTCATTGAACGCGGCTTCGATGATCTGTTCGAAGGTGCGGCCATCTGGCGCGCGCGCGGCCTCGCCGGTCTTCAGCAGGTTTGTAAGGTATTCCTTGCTGTTCGGCCCCAGGTTCTCGACCAGGTCGTCGAGGTCGATCTCGGCGTCGATCGTCATGTTCACGATGGTCATGACAGCACCGCCCGGGATCCGAGGGTTGCGAACACGCCCAGCACGAAGCCGGCGGCGGTGCCGATGGCCAGCACGCGCCGGAACAGCGCACCGGTGGCCTCGGCGATGATCTCTTCCGTCTTCATGCGGCACCGCCTTTGACGCGGGCGAGGGCGGCGCGGAGGTCGGACAGATCGCCGGTGCCGGCGCAGCACCGGCGCGCTTCATCCATCAGCTCGGCGACTGCGGATCGGGCTTTCATTACTTCATCTGCCTGGACTCGCCTCGCATCTATTTCTAAAGCGCATGCGGAATCCTCCATCACCGCCAGCACATCGACAGGGGCGCTCATGCAGCACCGCCTTGGACGCGGGCAAGGACCCGCTGGCAGCGAGGGCAGGACACCAGATGCTGCTCGCACACGGTCCAACCCACCGACCGGCGACCAGGCTGTGCACCGCACAGTGCCTTCCCGGTGGCTTCGACAAAGCCACCGTGCGGGCGCACCTGGGCGGCGGGGATCGCGTGCAGGTTGGTGCCCTGTCCCCGCTCGAGGCCGTTTGCACAGCGGCCGGCCAGCTTCGCCGCCAGCACTTCAGCAGCGGCGTTCATACGGCACCGCCTTGGGGCATCACGAAGCGGTAGCCGCGCAGTCGGATCGTCTCGATGGCGTGCTTGTGGCCAGCGGCAGCGAGCTTGCGGCGCACGCGCGACACCAGCACCTGCAGGACGTTGGACTCCCGCGACGGCGGCTTGCTGCCCGGGTACATCGCGGCATGCAGGGTGTCGATGTCGATCAGGCGGTCCGGGGCGGCGACCAGGAGCTGCATCACAACGGCCTCGGTGCGACTGAGCTTGATGGTGCTGCCGGCGATTATCAGGCGCTGGCGCACGACGACGGCCATGGCGCTTTCGGTGTCCGCGCCTGCGGCCGCGGCGCAGCTGCTGCACAGGTCGGCGCTCGCCCACGAGCAACCACCGGGGCAGGCCTGCAGGTCGGTGCAGCTGCAGACGCGGCACCGACGTTCGGTGGCGGCCATCAGTGCACCTCCACGAAAGCCAGGTCATAGATGACGCACCGCGCCCGGGCCACCACAGGGGAGGTGGCTTCCGTCGACAGGGGGACGACGGTATTGGCCCGGGCGCAGGCGTCGGGGGAAACGGAATAGGTACCGGCGGCAACTGCGTCGACGGCGTCGAGCGCGAGCTGCCAGCGATAGGGGGAGAAGTCATTGGCCAGCGCGGCAGAGACGCCGGCGGCGCAGTCCGGCACGCGGCCGGCATCGTTGAAGCCATTGAGCACTGCCTGCGCGATGGTGGTGCGCAGGCCCCAGTCGTTCTCGTTGGCCAGGGTGTAGACCTCCAGCGCCGCGCAGATGCGCGGGCTGGTGATCACCAGCGCAGCTGGTGCCCGGACGGTCTGGCCGGGTTCGTCTGTGGAAGGGGACGAAGTGGAGAAGGTGGCGCCAATGCCGGTGGCAGTTGCGATGCCAAGGGCCAGGTACAGCGACGAAGACAGTGCAGACATGTGCTCAACCATCCGTGCTTGGGATGGCTAGCAACATAGTGATAGATCAGCAATCAGTCAAGCACTAAAATGATAGATTGATGTGATGTGATGCTAAGCAGTTGATTGAAGGGGCTTTAGTGGCCCGTCAGTCCCATAACTTCCAGGGACAGACCGGGCGTGATCCTGCCGCCGGACGCGGTCCGGAGGTCAAACATGGCCTCCGCGATGTGCTCGGCGCGAACCGGGTCGCTCTGCATCGCGCAGGTCCAGAACACTGCGAGCTTTAGAAGGGCCGCATCGAACTCGGACTGAACGTACTGCTGCTGGAAGCGTTCCTTGACGAGCTTGTTGGCGTGGTCACGCCAAGGGGACGGAAGGTTGAAAGTGACCACGCGCGTATGGCGATGTATGAATACATCGGCGCCTGACTGCATCGCCTTAATGCCGGCTGCGTTACCAAGAAAGTCCAGTATTCCCATGGCTGATCATGTCCCTGTGTCCTTGATCGGAACGGTCGGCGGTGCCTGAGCGTACCGAACTTCAGCATCTGCAACGCGCAGAATTGTCAGGCGGCCCTCTGGTGGCACGGTGGCGAAGGCGACCACTAGGCGTTCGACCTCCTGGTCCAGGAGGCTATCCAGCGTGATGTCCTCAACCAGGAGCTTCCAAGGCGTAATCTTGAAGGCGTCAGCGAGCTTGTCGACGGTCGAAGATGTCGGGTTCTTGGATGCGCCGTCCGGGCTCAATAGCCCCGACAGGAGAGTTTGCGCAACCCCGGCTTTGCGGCCGAGCTCTGCCTGAGAAAGGTTCAGGTGCTTCATCAATCGGCGCACATTGGCGGCGATGACATCTGCACTCGAGGGACGTTTAGCCATGGCTACCATGCTAGTGATGGCTGAACGCTCTTCGATGCTTGATTGCCTAGCATTAGAATGATAGGTTGAGGCCATGGACGCCGATACTCTCTTGCATCAAACCGTGGTGCGCCTGCGTGCGCATGAAGGGAAGTACGCCGAGATCGCCCGGCAGAACCCGGACATCGGCTATTCGTGGCTGACGAAGCTGGCGCACGGGCAGATCACGAATCCGACGATCGCCAGCCTGCAGCAGCTGATCGAGGCGCTGAACGCCTTCGAAGGTCTGGAGCGGGGCGGCCTGGCCGAAGTGGTGGCGCAGGCCGATCCGGTTATGGATCCGGTTATGGAACTGCGCGCCGAACCGAGCGGCGACATGGACGCCGGCCGCATCGTGCCGCTGGAGACAGCCTGATGGCCCGTCGACACCTCAGCAATCCTCGCGAAGGGGAGGGCAAAGGCCACGGCCGTGAGATCCGCGAGCTGCGCGCGCTGCGCAACCAGGTTCGGGACCTGCAGCGGCAGGTCGATGACCTCACGGTTTGCCTTGCCCAGAGGGAAGCGACGGCCCGCTGGGCTGCGACGACACTGGCGGCGATCGAGGCAGCCCGTACCCAGCCGTCGACGAAAGTCCGGCCGGCCGGACTCTTCGCGCGTGCTGCTTCGGCATTGCGCGCGCTGTTTCTCCGGGGGGCGCAATGAACAGCGGGCCCCAGAAGCGCGGCCTGGCAAGCTCACTGCCAGCCACGACACCGACCGTCATGACCGCGGTGCTGAAGCGCATCGGAGCGCTGGAGCGCCGGGTGCGCGTGTTGGAGCAGCGGCAGCCGGCTTCTAGCGTCCCTGCTCCGATCCCGCGTGCTGCTGCTCCAACAGCCGCTCCGCTTCCCCAGCCTCCGCCAGCTCCTGTCGGCTCTGCTGCGCCTTCAGGATCTGACGTTCGATCTCCAACAGCCGAACCACGGTCGCAGCGGCCACGCCGGCTGGGGCTTCGGGCGAGGTTTTGCCGCGCAGTGTTTGGATGGCGGCGCGAACTACCTCAAGCAGCATCTCTGTGTCGGGATGACTGCCAATGACGGCCAGCGTGAACCAGCTGTTCGCCTGCTTTTCAGCCTCCAACGCGGCGATTCGTTCGTCGTATTGGGCGAGTCGGGCTTCCAGTTCGGATGGGGTCATGGGGGAGATTGTCCTTTGGGCGGGGGTCGATTCTGTCAGTAGTCGGCAACAGATGCCCACGAACAAGGGCGTGCCACGTTCATCTGGAGGTGCCGAGTGATGTCTGGCGATTGCAAGCCGATGGCCGACAAGCATGTCGGCGCATCGGACCTGGTGTTTACCGCCGAAACTCGAGATCCAAGGCGGCAAGGGCATTGGGCGCCGGTTTTCGACGACCGCTCCGAGGAAATCAGACCCCGGGATGAACCTGCTCGAAGAAGGCGCCATACCGCTGAAGAATCCGGGTCAGGGAATCTCGTCTCTGAACCGCCCAGTCTGGCGTACCCGCTTTCTCTACCTGTCCGACAAGGTCTTGGACCCGAGCCTTCAGAGCGGCTGGGTTTGGATGAGTTGCGATGAGCGCATGAATCCACAGGTCCATGGCTGCCTTCTCACCATGGAGTACTTCCATGTCCTGAGCGACAGCCTCGAACTGGCCGCGGACGCGGTGCTGGAAGCCGTCAAAGTCAATTGCAAGTTGCTGCAAATCTGCCATGGGTGTCTCCGGTTGGTGTTTGGGTTGGGTTGCACCCCCATTCTGCCAGCCGGAGGACCCGCCCTTACTACCGAGGACTCCCATGCCCTGGATCGATGAAACCTGGCTGCAGGACGCACTGGCGGCCCTGAAGGCCACGTGCGATGTCGACGCACACACCCGCAACGCGATGATCCAGTTCCTGCTGGACAACGGCTTCTGGGATCAGGAGAAGTTGAAGGACTGGACCAGCGCGGTTGCCAAGTTCAACAGCTGCCTCAACCCGAACAAGGCCGAGTTCTTCAAGATCGGCGAACTGTGGGCGCTGATGCGCCGCTTCGGCCGCCACCAGCTCTTCCTGGCCATGGCCGCAGATCTTGGCTATGAGGTCCGCCCGATCCCCACCGAACACCGCCGGCAGGAGCTGATGCAGCAGCTGCTCGACGTCCAGGCGCAGTGTGCAGCCGCCACGGAGCGCGCCGCCAGCCAGCTGGAACGTCTCAACACGCCCGCGCCGGAGCCGCGCCCAGGTGCCGCCCATGGACAGGGTCGCGCGCAGTTCTGCAGCCCCAACGAATGGAGCGCGCCTGGCAAGGCAAACGCCGTCGTCCTGGTGGGCTGCCCGTAACGGGATAGGCCTGCGCAATGAGCAACGAAATCACGAAGCTCTGCTGGCCACTGCAGATGCCGCCGCCCGCAAAGGCGGTGCTGATGGCGATCGCGTGGCACGCAGACGACTTCGGCACGGCCTTCCCGGGCTTCACCACGCTGATCGAGAAGACCTGCCTGAGCAAGACAGCACTGCTCAGCGCGATCGCGTGGCTGGAAGACAACCAGGTGCTGACCATTCGCCGCGGCGGCAGTGACGCCGGCGGCACCAAGTACAGCAACCGGTACAGCCTCAACCTCAGCCGTCTGGACAAGAACGCGTTCGCGTCGAAGCCGCGGCGAGCATCCAAACCGGTTCGCCAGACGGACCGGTCCGAGAGCGATAAAGCGGCTGACCAGTCCGCCGCGCGCACCTGTACGGAAGCCCAACCGGTCCGCGACACGGACGGGTCGGAAGAGACTGAAGGCGCCGACCGGTACGCGGGACATACCGGTACGCAAGAACGACCGGTGCGTCTCGCGGACTCGACCGGTACGTCTGGCGGACCTGACCGGTCCGTCTCGCGTACTCAACCGGTCCGCGAGACGGACCCTAAAGGTCATGAAAGGTCAGTAAAGGTCATTGAATCGTCAAACGCGCAGGCGCGCGACGACGATGCGGCGGTGCCGCAGCTCAGCGACGACGAGATCAAGCGCGAGCTGATGGGCATCCCCCGATTGCCGCCGGGTCTGGACCCGCAAGTCCTGGCCAGGTTCGTGCGGCACCGCCGTGTGCTGGGCAAGCCGATGACGATCAGCAGCTGGCTGGAACTGCAGCCGCGCTTCCGCCAGCTCACCGCCGACGGCCACGACCTCAACCGATCCCTGCGCCAGACGATGGCTGCAGGCCTGGCACTGCCCGTAACACCGAAACCCGAGGGGACCGACCATGCCAACAATTCAGGCTCTGCTGCCGAACGAGTCCGACGTCGAGCAGAAGAGGACGAGCTCCGTGACGCCGCTGCAGAGGCAGACGCCGCCGCCGGCACAGCAGGCGCCCTTGACGGCCCGGGCTACGCGAACGCTGTGGGTGCGCATGGCTGAGATCTACGGCTACCGCTGGACCAGCGCATACGGTGAGGATCCCAGCGGCAGCGCCGCCGCGACGTGGGCGAAGGGGCTTGCCGGTCTCACTGGTGAGCAGCTGGCTGCAGGCCTGGGCTCGAGCATCGCCTCGGCCGACCCGTGGCCACCGACCCTGCCGGAATTCCGTCTGCGCTGCCTGGGTGTGCCGAGCTTCGCCGCTGTCCGCAACGACACCGGCCGCCGCGATGGCTTCACGCGCCTGGTGTGGCAGTACCTGGACGGCCATCGTTACCGCACATCGAGTGCCGACAAGGGCGATCGCCTGTTGCGGGAGGCCTACGACCAGGCGCGCGAATACGTGATGCGAGGCGGGAAGCTGCCGGAAGAGCCGGTGGCCGAGCTGGGCCAGGCCGCTGTGGCCACGCCGGTACCGGCCAGCCCTGAAGCACTCCGCCGAGCTGAGCGCGAGATCGCGGAGATCTTCGGCAAGGGATCTGCAGAGCCAGGCAACGACGACCATCCGCCGGCGACGGGAAAGATGGCAGCGGCAGGGCTGGATCGATGATCGACCAGGAGCAACTGCGCAGTTACCACCGGTCGCAGGTGCTGTACGCCCTGCAGGAGGCCAGTGAACCGATGACGGCCTCCGAAGTACACGAGGGCATGACGACCTTGGCGCTGGCCATGGGCCACCCTCGGGAATGCGCGGCGATCACCCCAGCTGCTGTGGCCGGGATTCTGCGCGGCATGCTCGGCGAGCAACTGGTCACCCAAGGTGGCGACAGGACAAATCGTCGTTACGGGCGTGCCGAGCCGACCTGGTCGATCGCTGCTGGCCGGGCGCGGGTCCTGCAGCCGTCGGCCCCGGGCAGGAGCACGGCCGCATCGGCCGCCGCGTCACCGATGGCGGGGCAGGGTACCCAGTTCCGCCAGATCACCATTGATCAGCGCCTGGCATTCCTGCAGGCCGAGTGCGCCGCGCTGCTGGAGGATGTGACAAAGGAACACGCGGCATTCGAGCTCCGGGTTCGAAGCCAGATCGAGGCGTTCGAAGCGCGCGCTGCTCGACTGCTGGGCCTCCCGCAGGACGGTGGCCAATGAGCAACCGCGGGCTCCGCTACAACCGCATCGAGGACATGCCGCAGGGTATGCAGCAGCTGGTGCACAAGGCTGGCCAGGTGGCGCCTACGCGTGGGCCAGCCGAGCACCAGGTGCATGCACCGGTGGAGAAGCGGCCGAAGTACGGCAATGTGATCACCACGGTGGACGGGATCCGCTTCGATTCCAAGCGCGAGGCCCGCTACTACGAGCAGCTGAAACTGCGCCAGCAGGCCGGCGAGGTGCACTTCTGGCTGCGCCAGGTACCGATCCACCTACCCGGCGGCACCAGGTACGTCCTGGACTTCCTGGTGTTCCTGCGCGACGGGCATGTCGACTTCGTGGACGTGAAGGGCCGGGAGACGAAGGAATTCCGCATCAAGAAGCGCGAAGTGGAGCACCACTACCCGATCAAGGTGTTGCTGGCATGAGCGGCTGGAGATCCAGTGGCCGCGTAGGCGGTACCGGCGTCGACCTCAGTGCGGTGGCCACCATCGACCTGCTGCGGGAGATCGAACGGCGCTGCTCGGCGGGCGGCCCCCCCAAAGTCGACCGCCCTGCGAAGGACCGGCCATTCGCGACCAAGGCGCTCTGGGCTGAGGACAAGGTCAACCAGGCACGTGCCCGACTTGCCGAGCTCCGCGCGCTGCCGGTACCGACCTGCGAGGCCGAGCGCGCCGCCCGCTCCGCCCAGGACTCGCAACTGGTCGCCGACGTCGTCAAGTACGACGGCATGGCCAAGGCATTCAAGAGGAAGGGCCAATGAAACCTACGGAGCTGAAGGCGCGGTTCCCGACCGAAGCTGCCCTGTGCACGTGCCTGATCGACTGCCTGACCGCGGCTGACGGCTGGGAGATCTACCCCGAGACGGCCGGCTTCGACATCCTTGCTGTGTGGAAGGCGACCGGGCACCAGCTCGGCATCGAGGCGAAGCTGCAGCTCAACGCCAAGGTGGCCGACCAGATCCTGCCGGCGCACTGGAGCAACGCCGACCAGCGGGGCCCGGACTTCAGGGCTGTGCTGGTTCCCTGTACGACGGCAGCAAACTACGGCATTGCACGCATGCTCGATGCGCTGGGTGTGCAGGTCCTGGTGCCGCACAGCTGCACCGGCCGCTGGAAGACGGAGCCCGGGCAGCAGATCCAGCGCGAGGTGCATCGGCATGGTCTGCACCAGGCCGCCCCATGGGACCGGGCGTCCGGCGATCTCCGCGAGTGGGGGCCCACGGCGTGGTTCGACTGGAACCCCACTAAGCGCTGTGAGCTGCCTGAGTTTGTGCCGAAAGTGGCCGCGGGTGTACCGGCGCCGCTGCAGTTGACGCCCTGGAAGATCGGCGCGCTGAAGGTGCTGGCAGATCTCGAGCTCGATGGCTTCACGACGGCGAAGGGTGTCCGGGCCCATGGCGTTGATCCGCGCCGCTTCTGTGCGACGGACGGATGGCTGAAGCAACTGGGCGGCGGGAAATGGGCCCGCGGAACCCTCCCTGCTTTCGAGGACCAGCACCCCGAGGCCTATGCCCAGGTGCTGGCCCAGGCGCGCGCCGCGCGCGCTGCAGCGGAGCCTAAGAAGACCCTGGAACAGACGCCATGAACGAAGCTGCAGTCGGTACCACCGCGCTCGCTGCCGCGCGCGAGCTCGAAGTGGCGTTCCTCAAGGGGAAGAAGATCCCATCCTGCGCCAACTGCAACGGCAAGGCGAAGGTGTGCTGGCCTGGTCGCGAGTCGCAGCTCGTGCAGCTCCAATGCCGGCAGTGTGGGCCGCGCGGAGCCATCTTCGACAGCGGCGCACCAGTTCAGTGCGGCCGCTGTGGTGTCGCCCCGACCGGCCTGTTCCCGCGCGGCGCACAGATTCAGTGCTGCAGCTGCGGTGCATCCTCAGCCGTGTTCGTTGGCCAGGATCCTGCCGGCGCTCTGGCGGCGGCGCTGGATGCCTGGTGCCGCCGTGCACCAGTTCTTCCGCCGGCGGCGGAAGACAGTGCAGGCCAGCGGCGCCGCGGCGCCGCCCCGGATGGATTCGATGACGAGGGCAAGGGCGATGTCCTGGAGCTGCTGTCGCGCCTGCTGGTTGGCGGTAGCTACCGCATGCCAGTGGAGGGGCGCAGTACCTTGGCGCCGCTGGGCAGCAGCGACATCGCCGGCGCGGTCGGCTACATGCGCAATGCGCTGGAGAAGCACACGGCGCTGGCTGTAGCGACGCGGATGGGGCCCGCTGCGATCGCAAGGCTCTCCCTCGCTGCCTACCGTCAGGTGGCCAAGGACGTGCGCGCAATGCGACCGCGGCCGTTGGACCTCGGCAAGCCCGCCGATCGCTGGCGCCTTCGCCTGGTGATCTATGACGCGGCGCACGAGCTGGTGTGGCCAGAGCGGCGCCAGCCGTTCGCCGGCCTGGCCAAGTCCGCCAAGATGCGCAAGGGCAACTACATCAAGGCCCACAAGTGCGCCAGCGCTGTCCTGCAAGAAGCGCTTCATGGCGGCAGGAAGGGATTTCGCAAAGCGTTGTGGTTCGGGCAGCCCGCGCGTGACCGAGGGGACGAGCGCGATGCAGCGGGCCGGGCTTAATACCGGCTTCCCTATTCGCCTTGCTCCAAGGGACCATTTCCGCTGGCAGGGTGTCCATCCACGCCGCCGCTGCATCGCATGATCGGCCTATTCGGGTTGACACACGGGGCGCGACACTTCCCATAGCTGGGATCAATGGGTGAGGGTCAGGAACTCGGACATCTTCTCCTCGAGCACCTTCATCGATTCGCTCAACTGTCGCCGCAGAACTCGCGCTCTCGCAGATGCAGCGTCCCGTGCTTCTCTCACCCCTGGCTGGCTCAGCGGGCCGGGTTCGGCGATCGTGGCTTTTGCTTCAGAAAGGTCTACCAACGGTAGATAGATCTCTTTCCAAACGAAATCGTACACCGGCTTTCCGAAGAGCCAGCGCAGTTCGGCTAGCGAGGCGGACATCTCCAGCTCGACATTCGCGCGCCAATCGGATGGAACCGATCGAATAACCACCGACTTTATCGAATCGTATACCTTGAGGCGGCGATCAAAGAGATCGTATTGCAGCTTGCTCCTAGCGGTTCGCCACTGGCGATAGGCGATGAAGCCGACAACCACGGCCACAAGAATCTGCCCAAGCGCCGTGAACAGTTTGATCTGCAGATCGGTCATACCAAGCACGGTCTCAACCATTGCGACACCCTCCCTGTATTGGCCGGGATTGTCGCATTTGTTAAGGTTTGTTAGGGGGGTACATACCGTGCCTTCATGGAAGATGCGGTGAGAGCCGCAAGGGGAAGGGAATGGGGTGCTGGCAACTCGATACGGATTGGGCTGCTCTAGGGTCAATGCTCCAGGGCGTCTCGGCCGTTGCAATGGCGATAGCCGCTGGATTGGGCGTTAAAACTTGGTGGAGGCAGCTGAAGGCCACCCGGGAGCAGGGACTCGCCGAAGAAGTTCTCACGGCGGCCTACAGGCTGGTTGATGCAATACGACAAGTTCGCCACCCGTTTACGGCGGCAGTTGAGCTCAATGCCGTTGAGCGGCTGGACATTGAGAATGACGCCGAGTTCGAAGCGCGGAAGCCATATGCCACCGTCGAGCCCAGAATCCAGCGGTACTTGAAGGATGACTTTGTGCAGCTCAGCGCGCTGACGTTTAAGGTCCAAGCCGTCCTGGGGTCAGAGGTAGTCGCCGCGATCCAGCGGCTGCTGAACGTGCCGGAGAAGCTGCGCCATGTAGCGCAGTACGCGAGCATGACTGCCGTTCATAAGGCCCGAAGCGAGGAAGCCCTGACACGGCTCTGGCACCGCGACAAAGCCTGGAACGCGGAACTCCAAGAACGGAGTGACGCAGCAACGCGTGAACTTGAGAAGGTATCGGGCGTTCTCTGGGCATCATCGTCGAATGACGGAACTAGCGTAGAGATTGATGCAGCGATTCGGGAGATCGAGCGCCACCTCAAAGGCTTGGCCAGTTTTGCCAAACCGTAGCTGTTCATGTAGATGACCTCACTTGTTCCTCATGAGGAAGAAATTTTCCTCATGAGGAACCGCAGTTGCCTCGGGAACCGAAAGTAGGTTTGAATTCCTACAGTGGGCGTTCTTATGCGCGCCTCAATTCAAAGGCCGTTGATTGACCAGGACGTGGGAGTCCGCTGGTCGATCTGCGGCCTTCTTGTTTGCGGGGTAGAGCAGTCCGGCAGCTCGCGTGGCTCATAACCACGAGGTCGGTGGTTCGAATCCACCTCCCGCTACCAAACGGCCGGTAGTCATGGCCACCACTCAAGCCAGCACATAGGCCGTCGTGAGACGCGCCGCTGGTGTCCGCGCGACCTTGCAACCGCGGTAGTGGTGGGCCATGCCGGCCTCCTTTCATTGGGGGAACCGCGGTGAGCATCAAAGAGCAGATCACAACGGACCTGGCGGTCGCAGGTTCGAAGATCGGGGCGGCCGTGAGCGTAACCGCTGCGACGTACTCGCCGGGCTACACCCTGAGCGACTGGGCCCTGATCGGCACGATCATCTTCACCATCGTCCAGACGTTCACAGTCATGGTGAAGAACTGGGGTGACTGGTCGGCCTGGTGGACTGCGCGCATGGGCAACGTCAGGCGCTTCTGGGCGTGGATCCGCCGCCGTGGCTGACACCAAGCTCAGCACCAAGCAACGCGTCGGCTTCGCCGCCGCGCCGCTGGCGCTGATCGGAGCGCTCGTCGCTGCCCTGGGCACGAACGACTCGGCGCACGAAGGGCGCCGCTATACGCCGTACTACGACTCGGCCGGCATCCTGACTGTCTGCGCCGGCATCACTGGCCCGGCGGTGGTGAAGGGCAAGCGCTACACCGATGACGAGTGCACCAGGCTGGAGACGGCCTACGTGCGCACCATGCTCGGCCACATGGGGCAGTGCGTTCGCGGCGAGTTCGAATTCCACGAGATCAAGGCTTGGGGCCACTTCGCCTACAACATCGGCACGCCGGCTTTCTGTGCCAGCACCGCGGCGAAGCGGCTCAACGCCGGCGAGCGCCAGGCCGCATGCACCGAAATGTGGAAGTGGCGGCTCGTCAGGATCGACGGTGTGAAGCGCGATTGCGCGCTGCCGCAGTGGCGTTCGAGGTGCGGCGGCATCATCGATCGCCGGCAGTGGGAAATGTCCACCTGCCAGGGCCTCCTGCAGTGATCACCTCGTCGGCGCTTGGCGCTTGGTGGGCAGCTTGGAAGTGGGTGGCCATCCTGGCCGGGCTGCTCGTGCTGTCGCTGTGGCTCAACGTCAAGCAGTACGGCGATCGGCGTGAGGCCGCAGCTACAGCGCGCGCCATCACCCTCCAAAACACGCTCGAGGTCACGGCGGGGATCGCGCGCCAGGCTCAGACCGACAGCGCGCAGCTGCTGCAGCGGCTCGAAGCGATCGCCGAACGCGGCGAGCGAACCAGAACCATCTACCGAGCAGCAGCTGCAGCACAGCCGCTGCCAGCCAACTGCGCCCCGGGTCAGGCCCGGGTCGATGCCATCAACCAGGCCCTCGGGCCGACCAGCAGGACCGCGAAGTGACCCAGAAGCCCTCGATCGGACGGATCGTCCACTACACCCTGAGCGACACCGACGCGCTGCGCATCAATGCGCGCCGGACCGATGGCCCAGCGATCCAGGAGCGGCTGCTGGACGGCACCTGGCCCGTCGGTGCCCAAGCGCATGTCGGCAACAAGGCCACCGCCGGCGACGTGCTGCCCGCCATGGTCGTTGCGGTCCAGCCGAACGGCCAGGTCAACGCCCAGGTGTTCCTGGACGGCAATGACGTGCTGTGGGTCACCAGCCGCGACGAGGCCAGCGACGAATCTGGCAGCCACCCCGGCCGCTGGCATTGGCCGCAGCACTGACGCCATGAGGCTGCGCCAGGTCCTCTCGATCGCGGCACTGATCCTGCTGGCGGGCTGCACGCAGCACCTGCAGCGTGTGCCGGCGCAGTGCGACGCGATGTGCTTCCGCCCGTGCGTCGATGCCGGCGAAGACACCGGCGTGCGCGTGACGGCCGATCCTGCCGCCGCTGACGCCTGGGACAACATCGGCGGGGACGTGGTTGGCCAGCTGGCCGACAAGCTCCGCACCTGCGACGTGCGACGGAAGGCCTGCGAGCAGTGCCTGCGCCGGCTCGACGCCAAGAACGTAATCCAGCTTTGAGCGCCATCCCGGCGCCATAGGAGAGCAGCATGCAGAACCAGCAAGCCGGTGGGACCCAACTGGCAGACCCGCAGACCCCGATCGAATCCGCCACGAAGGACTTGGCCCGGGCGCAGCAGGATCTGCACATCGCTGTTGAGCAGCTGGCGCGGCGTCTTGCGCCAGTGCTGGCGGTGAGCAAGCCGGACGCGGCACCGTCGACGGGCCGTCCAATCGGCGCCTCGCCGTTGCTCGAGGACCTCTTCCAACGGCGGGACGCAGCGGCGGCCACCCTGGACATCATCAACGAGCTGCACGCTCAGCTGACCCTGTGAGCCGGACGCCCGCCAGCTTCAGCCTCACGGTCGTGCGTGGCGCGACGTGGGAGGACGACTTCACCTACACCAACCCGGATGGGAGCCCGTTCGACCTGACCGGCTACCAGGCGCGGATGCAGGTGCGGACGCTGGCGGGCCAGTTTGGGCTTACCCAAGGGGACACCCTGGTGATGGAGCTCAGTACGACGACCGGTTCGCTGGTCATCGCCGATCCGTTGGACGGGGTGGTGTCGATCACCGTGCCAGCGGTAGCCACCGAGGTGCTGAACCCGGCGAACGAGCGCAAGGTCAAGCACTGCTACAGCCTGGAGCTGTTCAAACCTGAAGGCGTGGATCCGGAATATGTGATCCCGCTGGTGGCCGGCAAGGTCACTGTCCAGGGCGAGACGACACGCTGATGCCTGTGATCCGAGCCAGCGAGGGCGCGGCGCGCGTGATCGTGGTCGAGCGTCGGGGCGCCGTTGCCATCCGTGATCCCCGCACGCCGATTGTCGCGACGGCCCGGCCGACGCAGGTCGAGGCTATCCAGGCAGACACGCGGACGGTCGAGGTTGCAGCGCGCGGCGCGCAGGGGCCAGCTGGCCCGGCTGGCCGTGATGGCACGTCGCCGGAAGCGACGTACCCAGTCGGCCAGCCGATCCATGGCCACCGCGTCGTCCGCCTGGACAGCGGCAAGGCTTACCACCCGGACACCGCCGTGCTGGAGCACGCCCAGGCCTGCGTCGGCATCGCCCTGCAGTCGGCTACTACCGGCGACGTTACGGTGCGTTTGGCCGGCACAGTCGAGGAAGCCAGCTGGAACTGGAGCGACGGCGCGGTGTGGTGCGGCGTCGACGGCGCGCTGACGCAGAACCCAGGCACCACCGGATGGCTGCTGTGCGTCGGCCGCGCGCTCAACGCCACCACCCTGATGATCGACTTCGATACACCCATCGCACGGATCTGAACCCATGGCCGACAAGACCCTCCAACTCAAGAACAACATCACCACTGAGGTCGAAGGCGTCACCGCGTCAGCTGGCGTCGCCGACGCCGGCAAGATCGCGGCTCTCGGCCCTGATGGCCGCTTTGACGACTCGTTGCTGCCGGCCGGCATTGGCGCGGACACCAAGATCTATCCGGCCAGCGAGGTGCTGGCTGCTGGCGACTACGTGAACATCTGGGACGACGCCGGCACGGCCAAGGTGCGCAAGGCTGATGCTAGTGCCGCCAACGCTGGCAAGCGGGCCCACGGGTTCGTGCGCGCCGGGGTCGGCGCCATCGGCAGCGATGCCACCGTGTACTTCGAAGGGCCGAACAGCTCGCTTTCGGGTCTGACCCCCGGGGCGACCTACGTGCTGAGCCACACCACGCCGGGCGGTGTTGTGCCGCTGGCGTCGGGCACCACCACGGCGGGCCACATCCTGCAGATTCTGGGCGTGGCCACCGACGTCGGGGAAATCAACGCCGAGATCGGCAATCCGGTGGTCCGGGCCTGATATGGCAGCGCGCCGCCCGCTTGTGCTGGATGCGAGCAATCGCACCAGGGAGCTTCCCGCCGGCGACATCCTGGTCGGCATCCCGGTTTACTTGCGTGTTGGCTTGCGTAGCGGGGCCACTGCCTCGCTGCCGCTGTCAACGGACTACAGGCTTACCATCGGTCTGCAGGCCGGCGGCACGGCGACTATCCAGGCGACGCTGTCATGACCGTGCGCACCCCAATTATTTTCAATCCGACCACCCAGCGTCTGGAGGAGCTGGGCGTGAACGAGACCATCGCCGGCACGGATGTTGAATGGTTTATGGGGCGCAATCGCTTCATCAACGGCGACCTGAACTGGTGGCAGCGGCGAACGACAGGGCGCGTTGGCAGCGGTGCTGGCACGATCGGAGCATCTGCATATTTCGCTGACCGCTTCGTGTGTGCTGCGCTCAACGGAAGCCAGGACATCGCGCGAATGGGCTACTACGACGTGGTGTCTCTAGGCTATCCGCAGAACATGTTCGCAGTGCAAAGGCATACTTTGTCGGGGATCACTAACGCGTCCGGCGTGTGGTTCGGCCAGATGATCGAGGACATTCGTCGCACGCATGGGCAGATGACGATTTCGTTCTGGGCGCATGCGGATCAAGCAGGGCGAAGTGTGGGTCTGCGCGTGATTCAGCAGTTTGGTAGTGGTGGCTCGCCGTCGCCGTCCGTCAGCAATGAAGCCGGGTTGGTGACCCTGAGTACGGTTCCGACGCGGTACTCGGTGACGGTAAACATCCCGAACATTGCAGGTAAAACGTTTGGGACGAATGGTGATGATAATGTTTACATTGTGTTCGATCTTTGCTCGACGCTTTATCCTGCTACGACAGGTCAAAGCGGCACGTTCTACTTCACCGGCTTTCAGATCGAAGCTGGTTCGAAGGCCACTGATTTCGAATGGCGACACCCTGCACTAGAATTGGCGAAGTGCCAGCGCTACTACGAGATCAGTGGCGGCATCGCAACGTCTGACGGCTCATTCTTTTCCTCGCATTACTACAAGGTAGCAAAGCGAGCGACACCAAACCTTATCGTACTCAGCGGTAACGTCGCGCCCGCAACATTGAACCCGCGTGGCAACTCGGGCTTCTTCTCGATGGACGGGCGCGCATCCAGTTCAAACGCTTTCACCGTTGCAATCGACGCGGAGTTCCCCTAACCGTGTACCAGCTGACCAACAGCCCGGATGTTCTGTTTAACGTCGAAACGAACACGTTCATTCACCGCGAGTCCGCATCGTGGCCTACCGAGTGGCTAGAGAGCAATAGCCCGCTACCGATCCCGCCGCCCTATGAGCTGCACTCGCCCGAGCACTATCGCGCGATCCGCACCGCCGCGTGGAAGTGGATGACTGAGTTCGTGCAGGAGCGACGCTACGACACGATCGAGAGCTGTTGCAGCTACTACGACAGCACGGTCACTCGCTACCGCCTCGAAGCCCGCGCGATGGTTGCTTGGCGCGACGCGGTGAATCAGCGTTTGGAGGAACTGGTGCTGGCGCCACCTGTCGGCATTGCAACCTGGGAGCAGGTGAAACCACTGCTGCCGCAGCCTACCGGGTTCCCTTGGCCGTCCGAAACAGAGCTGCCACTCGGGGTAGGTGACGGCCCCGCAGTGCAGCTTTGACACAACCCGAGAGGAACCCAGCCAGTGGCCGGAAAGATTGACCCGGCGACGGGCCTGCAGGACCAGCAACGCCGGTTCGCGGACGAGTACCTGGTCGACTTCAATGGCACCGCCGCCTACATGCGCGCTGGCTACAAGGCCACCGGCGCAGCGGCCAGCGCCGCCGCCGCGAGGCTGCTGGCCAATGCCAAGGTACAAGCCTACCTGGCCGGCAGGAAGGAAGAGCTGCTGGTATCCCAGCGCGTCGACCAGGAAGCGGTACTGGCCCGGTTGGCGTTCATGGCGCTGGGCGACATCCGGACGCTGTTCGACCAGCACGGCAACCTGAAGCCGATGAGCGAGCTCACGGTGGAAGAGGCCAGCCTGGTCCAGGGCGTGGAGGTGTTCGAAGAGTGGGAGGGGCGAGGCGACGAGCGTCGCGCGGTCGGCCTTACCAAGAAGATCAAGCTGGTCAGCCGCCTCGACGCGGTGAAGACCCTGGGCACGCACTTCGGAATGTTCGCCAAGAAGGTTGAGCACACCGGCAAGGATGGCGGCCCGATCGAAACCCAGACCCGGATCCTCGGCGATGTGATGGATCTGATCGACGGGTCGGATACCGGGCCCGGCCCGGCGACGTCGCGGAGCAAGTAGGTCGTGGAGGAATTGAGCGACCAAGACGCCAGCCGAATCATCGAGAAGCTGGGCGATCGGTGGTGGCGGCTGAACAACCTGTACTACATCACCGACAAGTTCGGTCGACGGGTGCAGTTCAAACTGAACGAGGTGCAGGCGGACCTTGACGACAACCTGCACACGTTGAACCTGGCGCTGAAGTCGCGCCAGCACGGCATCACGACCTGGGCCTGCATCCGCGCCCTGGACATGGCGCTGTTCAAGAAGAACACCAAGGCCGGTGTGGTCGCCCATACGGCCGGCGATGCCGCCAAGTTCTTCCGCAGCAAGGTGCTCTACGCCTACGACAACCTGCCGGACTGGCTGAAGAAGATCCGGCCGGCAGTCCGGCGCGACATGCGCGACGGCGTCCTGGAGCTGGCCAATGGCTCCAGCATCGAGGTCTCGGTTTCCCACCGCGGCGGCACTCTGACGTTCCTGCATATCTCCGAGTACGGCCCGATGTGCGCCATGTATCCGGAGCGGGCAGGGGAGGTGGCCTCCGGCGCGCTGAATGCGATTGCCTCCGGCAACATCGTGGTGATCGAGTCGACCGCCTATGGCGCCGCCGGCGACTTCTACGAGCGCTGTCAGACGGCCATCGAGCTGGACCGGCAGATCCGCGCCGGCACGGCCAAGCTGACGGCGATGGATTACCGCTTCCACTTCTATCCGTGGTTCCGGGATCCGATCAACGAGCTCGATCCGGACGGCGTCACGCTCACCGCCGAGGACGAGGCCTACTTCGCCAAGGTCGAGGCGGAGATGAACTACACGCTGCGGCCCGAGCAGAAGGCCTGGTACGTCAAGAAGGCGGCCGAGCAGCGCGACAAGATGAAGCGGGAGCACCCCAGCACGCCGGAAGAGGCATTCCAGGCGAGCACTGAAGGTGCGTACTACGGCAAGGAAATGGCCGCCGCCGACAGCAGCGGGCGGATCACGGATCTCCCGATCAACCCGCAGGTGCCCATCCACACCTTCTGGGACATCGGGCGCAGCGATGCGACGAGCATCTGGTTCATGCAGGAGAACGGCCCTTGGCTGGACTTCGTCGACTTCTACGAGAACTCGGGCTTCGGCGTGGCGCACTACGCCAAGGTGCTGAAGGAGCGCGGCTACTTGTACGGAAAGCACTACTGGCCGCACGACGGTGCCAATGAGGACTGGTCGGCCAACGAGAACCGCGTGCAGGTCGCCGGCAAGCTGGGGATCAAGCCCATTGTCGTAGTGCCCCGGATCAACGACATCACCGAGGGCATCGAGATGGTCCGAAACGTGCTGCCGCGCTGCCGGTTTGACAGGGTTCGGTGCGGTCCGCCGAAGGCGGGCGAGGGCCGCGGCGGGCTGGAGGCGCTGCGCCGCTACACCAAGGTCTGGAGCGACAAAACGCAGACGTACTCCGACCTCCCATTTCACAACTGGGCCAGCAACCCCGCCGATGCGTTCCGGCAGGTGGCCCAGGGCTACGTCAGCAGCAGCGGCCGTCGCGTCGGCGAGTCGCGCGGCATGGCCAACGACAACTGGAGAACCGCATGAACGTTTCCCCGCGCGAGCGGAACAAGCCCACTTCGGTCGAGCTGGTCGACCTGCTGGCGCTGCTGGTGGCCGCGGCAGATGAAGGGCAACTGGTAAGCGTTGCTTTCATGTTGCGATCGCCGGAAGGCGACACGATGGTCGACTACCGTGGTGGCCACGAGCTGAGCGAGCTCACCGCTCGGACCGTCCTGCAGCGCATTGCCCAGGACGTTGCCACCACGCACCCGGCGATCGCCGCGCAGATCCAGGCGGATCTCGGCAGAAAGGCGAACTGACGTGGAAGAGCGTGACGTTGAGCAGCTGGCCATCCACCTGCAGCAGGCCCGGGCATACGCGCGGTATCTGCCAGGGCGCGAGAACCACGGCAGCCTGGTCGAGGACCACGTCCTGACACCTGACCAGGCAGCAGCGGCGGTAGTGGAAGAACTGGACGCAGCGCTGGAGCTGCTGGGAGCCGAAGCATGAGCGCCGAGGTCGAGCTCGCCCCGGATGGCTTCGTGTGGTGTGGCAAGAAGGGAGATCTCACCCTCTACCTGACCCACATCGTGCGCGATGGCGACGACGACGCGGCTCTCTACATCCGCAACGAGAATCGCCGCGTCGAGGGTCTGAACCCTGTAACCGGGATGATTGCTTATGGCAGCCCGGCGTACGTGGTGCCCTTCCGCGATTTCTGGATCTTCCGGCCGGAAGACAAGGACCGGGGCCGGCACCACCACATCGGGGACATGGTCGCCCGCCTGCAGAACGCCTCGGTCGCGCTCTACGGCCTGGACGTGCCGGCCTACCGCCACCGCATCCACGACGCCATCCTCGAATTCTGCGAGGACGTGAAGAACCTGCGGCCGCCGGCGGAGCAGACCCGGGAGCAGTGGCTCGGTGAGATGGCCCGTATGGGGATCCAGATCAAGATCAACGGGCAGAAGGTGAACTGATGCAGACGATCGAGAACTTGCGCAGCGAGCCGGCCTACGACCCCGGTGCTGCAGACGTGGCCACCGCGGCGCCGCCGGACGTGGCGGCCCATCCGCTCGACAGCCTGGAGAATCGGCGCCTCCACGCGAAGGTACTGGACTACTGGTACACGGCCCTCGATGCGTTCTACGACAACCGCATCGAGCAGATGCTCGACTACGACTTCTATGACCACATCCAGTGGTCGGAGGAAGACCGCGCTGTCCTGGCGGCCCGGCACCAGGCGCCGCTGACCTACAACAAGATCAAGATGGCCATCGACTGGGTCATCGGCACGGAGCGACGCACCCGCATCGATGGCGTGGTGCACCCCCGCGCCGAGGACGATGTCGATATTGCCGCGGTGAAGTCGGAGCTGATGAAGTACCTCAGCGACACCAACCGCGTGCCCTGGGCGCGTAGCCAGGCCTTCAAGGACGCCGCGATCGCCGGGTGCGGCTGGACCGAGGAATCGATCCGGACCGACCGCGCGGACGAGCCGGTGATGGTGGGCCACATTCCCTGGCGGCAGATGCGTCGGGATCCGGTCAGTCGGGCGCTGGATCTGAGCGACTGTCGCTTCCTGCTGCGGGAGAAGTTCGCGGACCTGGACTACGCCGAGGCAATGTTCCCGGACCGCATTGAGCTGGTGAACCGGGCAGCTCAGGACCACTACGACGGCGACAATGGCGCCTTCGACGAAGAGCTTGATTTGCCGCAGGTCTTCCGCCGCTACGACAGCCGCGGCCATACCGTCACCGGGCGCCGCATCACGGGCAGGGCCTCGTTGGACAGTCGGTGCCGCCTTCGGGTCCGCCTTGTCGAGTGCTGGTTCAAACGCCCAGTCGCGCATAAACGGCTGTGGGGTGGCGAGTTCCGTGGAGACCGCTTCGATCCGAACAACGTGAAGCACCAGGTGGCGCTGGCGGCGATGAAGAGCGAGGCCACCCCGGTGTACTCGCTGTCCGATGCGGTGGTCGAGGAAATGTGGTGTGCGATCTTCACCGAAGGCGGCCTGCTGCAGCTCAAACGCAGCCCGTTCCGACACGGTCGGTTCCCCTACACCCCGTACTGGTGCTATCGCCGCAACCGCGATGGCATGGAGTACGGCTTGGTCCGCGGCGTGCGCGACTCGCAGGAAGACCTGAATAAGCGCATGAGCAAGCTGCTCTGGGCGCTGAGCACCAACCAGCTGTTCTACGAGGATGGCGCCATCGATGAGGACCGCATCGAGGAAGTGAAGCGCGAGATCGCCAAGCCCAACGGCGTGATCCCACTGAACGCCGGCGGCATGAACAAGATCAAGGTCGAGCGCAACCTCGAGGTGGCCGAGGCACAGATCAAGCTGCTGGAGCTGGATGCGGCCCACATCCACGATGGAACCGGGGTGAATCGCGAACTGCTGGGACGTGAAACCAACGCGGCCAGCGGCCGAGCCATTCTGGCCAAGCAGCAGGAAGGCGCCGTAAGCACTGCGGAGCTCTTTGACAACTACCGCCTGGGCATCCAGCTCAGCGGCGAAAAGCAGCTGTCCCTCACCGAGCAATACATGACTGAGGAACGGCAGTTCCGGATCGTCGGGGAGCGCAAGGGCCTGGACTGGCGGGTGATCAACCAGCTGCGCCTGGACACGCTCAACAACGTCTGGGTGGTCGACAACGACATCAGTCGCAACCAGGCGGATTTCATCGTCGATCAACAGGACTTCCGCGAGTCCATGCGCCAGGCCTTCGCCGAGCAGTTCTTCGACATGCTGGGCAAGCTGCCTCCGGAGATGTCTATCCAGCTGCTCGACCTGGCCTTTGACATGATCGACATGCCGGGCAAGGACGAGGTGGTGCAGCGCATCCGCAAGATCACCGGCCAGTCGGACAACGACCAGGACGTCGACAGCCCCGAGGCGCAGGCCCGCCAACAGCAGGAAGCACAGGACCGCGAGGTCGCCCTGCGCGAGCGCATGGCCAAGGTCGGACTGGACGAGGCCAAGCGCGAAGAGATCATGGCCAAGGCCAAGTCTTTGCAGATCAAGACCAAGGGCGACGCCCTCAACGTCGCCGAGCTGATCGAGATCCTGCTCCCACTCGCTCCGGCGGCCGACCGCCTCCTGAGCACCCAACAGACCCCCGAGGAAACCGCTCATGCAGCAGCCTGACAACACGGGCCAGCATTCGCTGGCCGCGAACGAACTGGAAATGACCGAGGGCGAGCGTGCGGCGCTGGCCAGCGCTGACGGTGCCGCCCCTGGCGATGCCGCCGCCGCAACGGGCACCCCCGATGCGCCTGCAGCCGCTGCCGCGACCACCACGCCGGCGGCCGAAGGCTCAGCTGCCCCAGCAGCGGCCGCTCCAGCGGACGGTGCGGCGCAGCCTGATGCCGCGGCCACTGCTGCCGCAGCAGTCGCTGCGGAAGGGGCGACCCCTGCGGCGCCGGCAGCGTCCGAGCCGCCGCCGGCCACGCCCTTCGTGCCGACGTATGCAGCCGACGAGCGCGACTATGGCAAGGAAATCGGCGACATCAACGGCAAGCTGCAGGCCCTGAAGGAGAAGTACAAGGCCGGCGACGTGGAGGATGAGGCCTACGAGCAGCAATACGAGGATCTGCGCGACGAGCGCAGCCGCGTCGAGCGCGCTCAGGATATGGCCACCCTGCAGCAGCAGATGAGCCAGCAGAACGCTGACCAGTCCTGGGCGTACCTGCAGCGCCAGTTCCTGTCCCGCCCGGAGAATGCCGCGATCGCCGCAAGCCCGATCCGCTTCGCCGCGTGGGAGCAGGCGATGCAGTCGGTGGTCAACGATGCCGCAACTTCTGGTCGCCAGCTCACCGACTGGGACATCCTGGCCGGTGCGCGCGATCTGCTGGTGACCGAGGGCCTGCTGCAGGCTTCCGCTGCCGCGACCGCCCCGCCGGTGGCGCAGGCGCCGGCGAAGCCGGACCGAAGCGCACCGCTGGCCGATGTGCCGGCTACGCTGAGCACCGTACCCGCTGCGGCTGACCCGACTTCCCGATCGACCGCCGATGCTGCTGCTGGCATGGACAACATCGAGGACATCGAGTCGTTCCTGGCCGGGAAGTCGGAGAGCGAGCGCGATCGCATCCTGCGTGATGTGCCGGGCTCCTTCGTGGCGGACAACTGAGCCCCATGCCCAAGCTGCACACCACCCTGGAGCCTGGCGACGTGGTCCTGATCCCATCGGGGTCAGGCGCGTCGATCACGTTCACCGAGAAGAGCGGCAAGCGCTCGCGCGTGATCATCGAATCCAACACCCCGGTGACCATCACCAGAGCCGGTGAGCAGCAACCTACTGGCGGCGCGCTGCAGCGCGTGGCGCGCCGGCCAACGCCCGCAACGGGCTGAGCATCCTCAAAACCTGCGCAGTAGTGCGGGTCAACGACAGAGGCGCAGAAGTGCCGTGATCTCCCTGGAGAAGCAACATGGCACAGACGATCGTGGGTCTGAACGACCCCAAGGCCCGGAAGCTGTGGTCTGCGGACCTCATGGTTTCGGTATCCAAACAGTCCTACTGGACGCGCAAGATGATGGGCAAGGGGTCGGAGACCTCGATGCCGGTCATGCTGCAGACCGACCTGGAACAGGAAGCGGGCGACACCATCAGCTACGACCTGTCCGTGCAGCTGTCCGGTGGCGTCATCGAAGGCGACCAGAAGGCCGAGGGCAAGGGCGAGAAGCTCGACTTCTTCACCGACAAGGTCTTCATCGACCAGGCCCGTAAGCCGGTGAGCTGCGGTGGCCGTATGAGCCGCAAGCGCACCGTCCACGACCTGCGCAAGGTCGGCCGCAACCGCCTGACCGAATTCTGGGCGCGCTTCTACGACGAGCTCTTCTTCATGTACGGCTCGGGCGCCCGCGGCATCAACGAGGACTACAACGTCCCGCTGAACTACACCGGTCGCGCAGGCAACCCGTTCGAGACGCCGGACAGCTCGCACATCCTGTTCGGCGACGGCGCCAGCAAGGCATCGCTGACCGCGGCCGGCAAGATGAGCCGTGTCCTGATCGAGCGCGCCAACACCAAGGCCGCTTCGCAGGGCGGCGGTTCGACCCAGGTGGCGGAGATCCAGCCGATCACCATTGCCGGCGGCGAGCACTTCGTCACCGTCATGCACCCGTTCCAGGCGCATGACCTGAAGACCTCCACGGATCCGGGCAACTGGCTGGACATCCAGAAGGCGGCTGCAGCTGCCGAAGGTGCCAGCAACCCGATCTTCAAGGACAACCTGGGCATGATCGGCAACACGATCCTGCACAAGCACAAGTCCGTGGTGCGCTTCGGGGACTACGGCGCCGGTGGCAACGTTGCAGCGGCTCGCGCGCTGTATCTGGGCCGCCAGGCCCTGGTGCTGGCCTTCGGTTCGCCGGGCAACGGCCTGCGCTTCGACTGGTCCGAGGTTCCGCTCGACCACGGCAACGACATCGAGATCTGCGCCGGCGCCATCTTCGGCATCAAGAAGACGCGCTTCAACGGCAAGGACTTCGGCACGATCGCCCTGGATACCGCCGCGGCCGATCCGAACCCGCAGTAAGCCTCACACCAAGAGCCCCGGCATGCCGGGGCTCTTGCGTTCAGAACCTACATCCTTCGCAGGAGAAATCCATGTCCACGAAACTCGCAATTGGCCGCAACAGCGGCGCATCGTCGCCGGCCGCCGGCCTGCTGGTGGTCAACGACTACAGCTGGCCGGTTGAAGCCGGTGCTGATGGTGATCTCGTGTTGATCGGCGAGCTGCCGGCCAACCACAAGCTGCACAGCCAGGGCTCGGGCCTGTTCGCCAAGCTGGACGCCGGCGGCAAGCTGGCCGCGCAGAACGTCACCGTGTTCATCCCCGACGCGATCGACGGCGCCTCTGCGGCCGGCAATACCGTCATTGCGCCGACCGCAGTGGTTGCCGATACCGCGGCATTCATCCCGGTCTCCCTGCACCTGATCGCCGAGGGCCTGGGCTCCAAGCCGGTGAACCGCCCGGTGTACGTGAAGCTCAATACCGCCCCCGGTGCTCAGCAGGGCGAGCTGATCCTGCGCCTGGCTGCCTTCCCGGCCTGAGCCCCCAACCGTAGCGGGGCTGCGCCTGCAGCCCCGCCTACCAGGAGCATCCCATGCTGATTGCATGCAAGTTCAAGCGCCCGAAGGCGCCCGTTGAGCTGGACGGCAACGTGTACTTCTTCGTGCCGATCGATCCCGCCAATGCCGATTCGGAGCACGTCGCCGACGTCGAGAACTCCGACCACATCCAGCGGTTGCTGGGCATCCCGGAGGCCTACTACATCGCCCGGGCCCAGAGCCTGCAGACCGCCACCAAGCCGGTACCGCCGGTCGCCCCCGTTGCAGAGCAGGATTCGCCGCCGCCGCCGCCGGCTGGCAGCAGCACCGGTGCCGGTACCGACGCCGGCGGATCGGACACCACGACCGTCACCGACGCCGGCAGCAACGAACCGCCGGCCGGCGCCAACGTGGCCGCCACCCTGCCGCCGGAGATCGTTGAGGCCGCGGCCCAACTGAACGGCCTGAGCTGGCAGAAGCTGAAGGCCGAGTTGGCCAAGGGCGGCATCGCCAAGGTTGTGATCAAGGCTGCCCTCGACCTGGAGCTGGCCAAGCCGGAACCCGACCAGCGCAGCACCACCCTGAAGGTGCTGAGCCAGGCGCTCGAGGAAGCCTGACGTGGAGGCGCGCACCCTCAGCCACTTGATCGAGGAATGCCGGGAAGAGCTCGACGACGACGTGGCTCCCTACCTGTGGAGTGACGCCGTGCTGACCCGTCACCTCAACGAGGCTGTGGAAGAGGCGTGCATTCGGGCGCGGCTGCTCGTGGAGAGCGGCCGCCCCGATATTTGCCACATCAACCTGGAGCCGGGCCGGGCCGACTACCAGCTTCATCCGACCGTGTACGTGGTCCGGCGCGCGGTGCTGGCCAGCAACCTGTCCGACCCGCTCTGCAGGACCACCAGCGCCGCCCTGGACGGACAGCACCACCACTGGCGCACCGAGGCAGGGCGCCCCGAGTACCTGGTGCGCGATCGACAGGCGCGCGAGGTGTCGGTGAGCCCGGTGCCTGCGGAAGTCGATGTCCTGCAGCTCACGCTCTGGCGCGTGCCGGAGGCCGCCGAGGCGATGGAAGACAGCGAGGACGAGCCGGTAATCGATGCCATCCACCACCGGAAGCTGGTGCACTGGGCCTGCTGGCGGGCCCTGAACAAGCGCGATTCGGAGCAGCGCAGCACCGCGGACGCCGACCGACACCTCGCACTGTTCGAGAGCTACTTCGGCGAGCGGCCCACCGCGCGCGTGCTGCAGCAGCTGTCGATCGACCCCGCCACCGGCACCCAACCCATGTGGTTCTGACATGCCCGTTCGCGATGACGACCTCCGCCCAGCAGGCCCCTGGCCCCTGGGCATCAACAACGTGGCCGGAGAAGGGGCGCTGCCGACCGATGAGAACGGGATCCCGCGCGCGCTGCGTGAGGCGGACAACGTCGACCTGGACGCCGCCGGTCGGCCGCAACGCCGGCGCGGGCATCAGCGTTTCCGGCCCGGCGCGCTGACCCATTCGCTGTGGAGCCATGAGCACCTGCAGTACGGGCTCTTCGTCGATGGCGGTCAGCTTCATGCCCTGCATGAGGACGAACGCGTGGAAGCGCTGGGCATCGACGTCGGCCTGGACCCGCTGAGCTACACGCTGATCGGCGATCGCGTCTTCTTCAGCAACAGCACCTCCTGCGGTGTGCTCGACATCGACCTGCAGGTGCATTCCTGGTCGCCTGAGCACCCCGCGGGCCAGCCGGTACTGGCACCGTCCGCCGCAAGTGCGCTGGTTCCTGGGCAGTACCAGGTCGCGGTGACGTTAATGGATCGGCTCGGCCGTGAGTCGGGTAGCACGCTGGCCGCAGTGATCGACATTGCCGAGGGCGGCGGGTTCGAGCTGAGCGACATTCCGATGCCAGTGGCGCCGGACACAGCTTCGGTCGCGGTGTACGTCTCCGGGCCGAACGACCAGGTGCTGCGGCAGTACGTCATCCTGCCGGCCGGCACCCGCTCGGCGCCGGTGCTGTCTGCCGGCGAGGGCAGGGCGCTGACCACTCAGTTCCTTCGCCCGCTGCCGCCGGGCCACATCGTGCGTGGTGCGCACGGTCGGCAGTTCGTAGCCAGTGGCCAGGAGGTGCTGTGGTCGGAGGCGCTGCGATACGGCATGTTCCGGCCGTCGACCAACCGCATGCGCTTCAACGCACCGATCGACCTGATGGAACCCATCGGCGACGGACTGCAGGATGGCGCCGGCCTCTACGTCGCTGCCGGCGCGCGGACCTACTGGTACGCAGGCGCCGACCCGAAGGACTTCAGCCAGGCGGTGGCGCGCGGTTGCGGCGCGGTCCCTGGCTCGGCCATGGTCGTCAACGGTGACGTGGTCGGGCTGCAGTCGGCGGCACCCGTGCTGGTCTGGCTCGCCCGCGACGGCTACTTCTGCATTGGGCTGCCAGGCGGCCAGGTGCAGGTGCTGAAGAAGGGCGAGGCAGTCGTCGACGATGCCGATCATGCCGCGCTGCTGCTGCGCCAGCAGGACGGACTGAGCCAGCTCGTAGCCGCGCTGCGGGCACCCAAGGGCCAGGCGCTGGCCGTCACCGACCGGGCAGTCGCCCACGTCATCCACCGAGACCCCTGAGCCATGGCTGTGTTGGCCAAGCCAGACGACGTGAAGCGTCGCCTGGAGATCTGCCGTGCGTGTCCGAACGTCGAACGGCTCGGACGCCGCCTTTTCCTGCGCTGCAGCCTCTGCAGCTGTCCCCTGGCAAGCAAGACCCGATTCCAAGGGGCTTCCTGCCCCGCGGGCAAATGGTAACCACCGAAGGAGCAAACCGATGAAAATCATGAAGGCCCTGCAGAACCTGGGCACGGTGGGGCGCGACGCCATTCGCGCAATCCGCCGGCACAAGTACGAGCTGTCCGAGGCGGGCATCTACATTCCCGCGGCGCGCGCGACCATCGGCGGCATCTTCCGGCATGCCCACGCCCCTGCAGGCGGGGAATTCGGTCCGTGGCAGGTAGACCCGAATCGACTGGTCAAGGAAGGCCTGAACTACATCCTCAACACTGCACTCGGGGGCACCAGCCAGCAGACAGCCTTCTACCTGGCACCATTCGCGGGCAACGTCACGCCGGCGGCGGACTGGAAGGGATCCACCTTCAAGGACGTGGCCACCGAGTTCACGGCGTACACCAATGCCAGCCGTCTGCCGTGGACCACCACACCATCGACGGCCGAGGCGATCGGCAATAGCGCTGCCCTTGCCGCAGCGACGCTTGTCTACTCGGCAGGTGGACCCTACAACCTCTACGGTATCGGCCTGCTGACGGGCTCGGCCAAGGGCGCTACGGCGAACATCCTGATCGCAGCAACCCGCTTCGCAACGCCGCGCACCAACCAGCTCGCCGGCGACAAGCTGGCGCTGGAATACGTGCTGTCGGCCAAGGACGAGGGCGACGTCACCTGATGAGCGGGCCGCGGTACAGCGGGTGGACGCCGATCGTGGTCGTTGGCGATCGCGAGGTTGCGGCCCAGCACGTGCCGGAAGCAAGGAAGCTGTTGGGATTCGTGCTCGAAGAGGCCAAACGGAATGGCCTCGGGATCGCGAACCTGCGCCGGGAGCTGCAGGACGGCACGGTGCTGCTGGCCGAGAAGATCGGCGAGCTGCCACGCGTCACCATCATTGCCCCAGGGCCACCGCCGGTAGAGGAACCGCCGGAGCACCGCGGCGGCTTCATCGTCTGGCCACGATGGGACGTGCCCACCGGCGATCCTGCGCAGCGTGGGTCGCAGGTGGATCCAACAGGCAATGACCCCACCGGGTGGCTGGAGTTCGCCGGCAGTCGTGTGGTCACCCGCTACTGGCGCCGATGGGACGTGGTCGACCAGATCCAGGGCGCCCGCTACGAGAGCTACAACCGGCCGGATCTGTATCCCGAAGGGCTGTATTTCTTCGGGAACATCGACTGGAAGGACGGCGAGGATCTGGCGCTGTCGTTCTACGGATTCTGCTCGAGGTACGTGCACGACGTTGCCTTACTCGACATCGGCGCGCGCTGGGTGCTGCAGCAGGGCCAGGCCCTGTTCGACCGGATCTCCTACCGCGACGAGCTGCAGCAGGATCCCCCGGAATACCTGTCGTGGCGGATCAACTCCGCCTGCGTGCGCAAGACGTCGGCCGGAGCCCAGGAGCTGGTGGTGGCGTTCACCAATTACACCCAAGGCCAGCCCACCACCGCACAGTCAGCCTTTGTGGCCTTCAGGTTGCATAGGAACGAGGGGACGCCGCAGAAGGGTGACTGGGTCATCGAGCCCGGCAGCCATCGACTGCTGGGAATGACACCTGGGCAGATCAACCCCGAAGGCAGCACGTCGGGAAACACCTTCACCGATTCGGCCATGGCCTGGTTCTTCAATGGCGATGGCACCCGAGCGATTCGGACCGTCAACAGCGAGCAGACAGCGGTCGCTGCGTTGATCAACACGATGACCCAGGAGGTGGAGATCTCCGACAGCAGCATCACCCACACCGCGGTCCAGGCTGCCTACCTGCAGGGCAACTACGCGGGGAGCGGCGGCAACTTCGCCTTGGTCGCGCCCACGCGTGGCCTGGTCGTGTCCGACTTCGCCGGCATGGAGCGGAAGGACGCCTATCTGGCGCTGCGACGGAGCGAGGGGCGGTTTGCCGTGGAGGCCAACAACTACCAGGGAATGGTGCGCGTGTCGGTGGTGCTGGAGTTCGATGGCGGCGAGATCTCTCTGATCGATCGGGACTTCGCGGTCGGCAATGACCGCCAGGACTATCACCTGCTGGCGTACATGGACGTTCGCCACAACCTGTTCTCAGGATGGCGGATCCAGGGCTTCAACGGTGCCCACACGATCCAGCCGTTTGCCTATCTGGCTGGCCGGATGGTGTATGGGCAAGCGGAGGCGGTGGCTTGGGATCCAAGTTCCGGTACCGGAGCGCCTTTCCCTGGTCTGGACACACGTGCACCTGGCGCCGTCACCGATGGCCTGGTGTTCGGCAGCTACTGGGTCGGCTCCAGCGGATCCGGTTGGGGCCCGCGCACACCCAACCAGACGGGTGTGCTCTGGAACAAACACCCCCGCGAGGGCCTGATTGCGTTCAGCGGTTCCTCGCTGCTGGTGCCGCTGATGATGGATCGACAGGGCGTGAGGGACTTCCTCGGCTTCGACTGGGCCGGGGGCTGGAACTACAACAAGGGGCGCTACTGCGTCTCGATACCTGGTGCCTACACCGGTGCACTGAACTACCTGACGGGTCATGACCTGGGGGCGTTGCTCGGCGTTACCGCCGAGGACAGGCGCTTCTACCCGCTGACCGTCCTACCCAAGCCCATCTAGGAGCCTTCATGGCCGTGAACACTTCCACGGGGTTCGAGGCGTCGATCCTTGGCCCGTCGGCATTCGAGGGGATCTTCCGCTCCGGTTGTATCGAGATCCGCACCGGGCCCCAGCCGGACACTGCAGATATGCCGGCCACCGGTGCCTTGCTGGCGCGAATCACCGTTGACGGCGGCATCTGGCAGCCCGGCGTTTCGGCCTATGGCCTGGGCTTCGTGCGCAACGGCCGCTATGTCTACAAAGACGCTGCCCAACGCTGGGTACTTCGCGGGCTCGCCGCGGGTACCGCGGGCTGGTTCCGCCTGGTCGGCAACGCGCCCGACGCTGGCGCAGTCTCTTTCGAATCTCCCCGCATCGATGGCGCGATCGGTCTAGACGACGACAGCCCTGGCGACTTCCAGATGCGCCTGCCCACTCTGGCCATGGCCACCGACACCAGCATCGAGATCGGTGAATGGTGGTTTGCGATCCCTCCACTCTGACAAAGGAACAGCACCATGACGATCTCCATCCCGCTCGCCCAAGCCCTGCTGGGGCAGGTCAAGACTGCCCTCGACGGCGGCTTCCTGTACGTGTTCGCCGGCCCGGTACCGGCCAGTGCCGATGCTGCCTTAGACATGGTTGGCAGCCACACGCAGCTGGCGAAGCTGTCGGTCGACGGCGACGGCCTTACTTTCTCCGCGCCGGTTGGCAACGTGCTGCCCAAGGCCCCGAGCGAAGAATGGGAGGGGCTGATCGAGTTCGAAGGCGCCAATGCCGGCGCGCCGAGCCTTTCGCCGACGTTCTATCGCTTCTGCGCCGCAGCAGACAATGGCCGCGGTGCCTCCACCGGTGTCCGCCTGCAGGGCACGGCGGGTGGCCCCGCTTCGAATGCCGCGGTGTTGTTCAGCAGTGACGTGATGACGGCCAACGGCAGCAACAGCACTGGCGTGAGCATCTTCAACGTGGTCGCCGACCAGGCCAGCTGACATGTTGTCCAAGCCGCCAGTCTCCAGGTACGTGCCACCTCAGCCGGCGAAGCCGGCCGTACCCTACCGGGCTTCCTACACCGTCTGTGGCGCGTCGCCGGCCCAGGGCTATTGGCGGCAGGAGTGCAGCGAAGGTCGGATGCCGGCGCCGAGCAACGGCGCTGTGCGGCTACCGCAGGGCGCCGTGATCCTCGGCTACGAAGAACAGAACGGTTCCACCTACGTTCGATACATGATCTGTCGCAGCGTGTTCGTTCAGACCGCGCCGCCGGGCCCGGTGACGTGCACGACGTACCCGGAGCAAAAGGCGGAGCCGGCAGTGCCGGCCATCCCCGCGCGCAGGGAATTTCTCTCGGTCTTCGAGTGGAACGCTGGCGCCGACAGCGCCGACGAGCTCAATGGTGACGTCGTGATGCGGCTGACGATGAGTCGCGCCGTGGGCGTGGTGGTCGGGTTCGCGATCCTGGACGAGGCGGAGCTGTCCGACCCTGTCCGGATTCGACACGGCCTGTACTTCCATCAAAGCGAGGGAGGCCGCCTGCAGGCCTGTGTGCTGGAGCGCGGTCGCCGCGTGTCGCCGATCCGGTTCTATGACCCCCAGGACCTCTGGGAGGCAAGGCGCATCGGCGGCACCGTCCATTACCTGCACAACGGACAGCGCTTCTACACGTCGCAGCAAGCCAGCCACGGGCTCTTGGTCGTGGGTTGTGCGATCTATGCGACCGGAGATTTCATCGAATGACCATCGAGTTTCTGCCGCTGCAGCATTCGGAGATTGAGGGGCGTGGCCAGGTCCTGCTGACACTGAGGGCCGTGGGGCTCGGCCATGGTCTCGGCGCCGCCGGCAGCGCCTTGCTGCGCCTGGGCTCGTCTGGACGAGGGCAGATCTATTTCGGCGGCGGCGTGGACCCAGTTATTCCCGCCAACGGCGCTGCCGCATTGAACCTGGGCACGTCGGGGCAGGGCTACGGCCGCGACATCGGCGGTGGTGCCGCAGCGATCAGCGTGCGCGCTGGGGGCGTCCAGACTGCCCCAGGCCGCGGCGCGGGCGCCGCGCGCCTGACGCTTCATGGCAGCGGTCGACAGGCCACCACGCCGCTGGCCTATGCAGGTCTGTCTGCCCGACCGCGGATGATCTCCGCGTTCGGCGGCCGCTGGTTTGCTTCGCCGCGTTCATCGCTGCTCGTCGGCGAGACCCGGAGCAGCCTGCCAACGCACGTGCTGAACGAAGTGCTCTCCATCGACGAGAGCCGGCGCAGCGCGCTGCTGGCGAGCTGCAGGACGGCGGACACGCTGAGCCTGGAAGACGCAGCGGCGGTGGTGTTCATGCTGCTGGTCGAAGAGGGGATTGCCTTCAGCCCGGACATCCGCGCTGACTCGATCAGGCTGGAACGCGTCATCGACCGTCTGCTGATGCTGGGTGCGGCCACGTCCTACGCCGATGCGTTGAACGCCCTGGTCGGCGGCCTGTGGTTCGGTGCTCTGACCGAGGCACTACGCACTGAGACGGTCATCGATGGACTGCTGGGTGCGGACCTCGTGGCCAGCCTGCAGCGTGCCGCAGAGCGCGTGGTGGATGGCATGCTGGCAGATGCCGCGGCATTCGAAGTCGGTACCGGCGTAGTGATGGTGGATGAGCAGCTGCTCGCCGGCACCGCCGGCGGCGCCACGGCCGAGCTGGCCCAACTGCTGAGAGATGGGCTGGGGTTCGTGACCCGCATGGCGCTGGACACAGGCGAATACGTGGCATGGGTCATGAACACCGAAAGCCGCGCGCTGAGCCGTTACACCCAGTACCCATTCAACAGCTTCGCCAAGATCGGCGGTCGCTACTACGCCGCGGCTGCGGACGGCCTGCATCGGCTTGACGGCGATGACGACGACGGCACACCGATTGCTGCGCGGCTGCGGCTGGGCCTTTCTGCGCTGGGCACGCGCCGCTTGAAGCGGCTACCCGAGGCGTTCGTCGGCTACACCGCAACGGGCGCGCTGCTGCTGCACGTGATCACCATCAACGAGCAGAGCGGCCAGAAGGAAGCGGCCATCTACCGAATCCTGGAACGACCGGCATCGAGCGAACGAGAAACGCGCTGGAAGCTGGGGAAGGGGATCAAGGCCGTCGACTTCGACTTCGTGATTGAGAACGTGGACGGTGCCGACTTCGAGCTCGCAGCCATCGACTTCAGGCCGATCTATCTTGATCGCCGGACAAGGGGATAACCATGGCAGGACCTTGCTTCTGGCGCGAGCCACTGAACCTAGTTCAAGAGTGTGGGAATGACCCGCAGCCAAGTGACTGGATCGTCACCTTCAACAACGGAATGGTGAACGGTGAAGAAGTATCCGAGCTTCCTGGATTCGCCGTAGGCACCGACTTCCTGCTGAAGATCGAAGGTGATGTTGACGGTCGCACACTCGAGATGCGCTATCGCATCGACAGCGACCGCTATGCCCCCTACTACATGAATCAACAGACCAGCTACAACGGCCCCGACGGGGCCGCCGCCGTGGCGACACAAGGTGCAAATCGTTGGGACGTAACGGTCTACGTCCTGTGGAGCTGACCGGAGAAGCATGAATGGCAACTACCTGGTGTCCTGACCTGTCGGCCGATGCCGCAATCACGCTGGTCGGAAGCGCGCATGACAAGTTCATGGAGCTCGGCTCGACCACGTACAACATGGCCGTGTCTAACCTGCAGGGTCTCAACAGCGTTCGGCTGGATCCGATCGACTTCAACGTCGACTTCCGGTTCGCGGATCCGCAGGCCACGTTCCAAAGGCCGCGCCGCCCCGACCTGGATGAAGGGGCGCTGGAATTCCGCGCTCCTGATGTACCGCTGCCCAGCGCACCTGGCTTCGTGGCTGCTCCGATCTCGATCAGCGAAGCGCCCGAACTCGACGCCCAACCACCGACGCTCGCGTTCGGAGCAAAGCCGACCACGCCGAACGTGGTCGAGCCGACGCTTCCTGTGGATCCGGCGCAGATCGTGCTGCCGGCGGAGCCTACCTACGTCCTGCCGCAGGTGCCGACGTTCGAGGCACTGAACCTGCCCGATGTGCCGAACATTGCCTTGCCAGAGTTCGACGCGGAGAAGCCCATTTTCATCGAGCCGCCGTTCAACGACACCTGGCAGTTCGAGGCTACGCCCTACGTCAGCACGCTGGTAGACACGCTCACAGCCACGCTGAAGCCGATGATCGTCGGTAGCCAGGCGCTACCAAGGATCATCGAGGACGCGATCTTCCAGCGTGCCCGCAGCCGCATCGAGCTGGAAACCCAGCGGAACGTGGACCAGGCGGTTTCGGAGTTCGCCGCCCGTGGCTTTGCCGAGCCCCAGGGCATGCTGGCCGGGAGGATCCTGGAGGTCCGGCAAACCGGGCAGGGAGCCGTGGCCGAGGCCTCTCGTGATGCGGCGATCAAGCAGTTCGAAGAATCGCTGGCCAATCAGCGCATGGCCATTGCTCAGGGAGCGGCGCTGGAAGGGACGCTGGCGCAGCTGCACACCGACGAGCAGAAGCTGATGCTGCAGGCGGCGACGTTCCAGCGCGAAACCGTCATCGCCGTGCTGAACGCCAGGATCTCGGTCTTCAACGCTCGCCTGCAGGCCTACCAGACCGACGCCCAGGTGCTGCGCGATCGCATCCAGGCGGAGCTGGCCAAGGTCGAGGTGTTCCGGGCCCAGATCGAGGGCGAGCGGGCACGGGGTGAGATCAATGAGCAGCGGGTGCGCCTCTACGAGTCGCAGCTGCGCGGCGTAACCACCCTGGCCGACTTCTATCGCACCCGCGTCGAGGCGGTGAAGGTGCAGGCGGACATCAACCGTTTCGGCATCGACAAGTACCGCGCGCAGGTCGACGCCTATGAGGCGCGCTGGCGTGCGCACGTCGCCGAGTGGCAGGGCTATACGGCCAGCGTGGAGGGCGAGGGCAAACGGGCGGATCTGTACCGCACCCTGGTCGATGCCAACGCCAAGCGGGTCGATGCCTGGGCTGCCAGCAACAACATGCAGTTCGATGCTGAGCGCCTGCGCATGGCCCAGCACGGTGTGGACCTCGACGTGTGGCGCGCCGGCATCACCCGTTGGGACGCGACGTTGAGCGGCGAACGCGCGCGACTGGCAGCCGTCGGCCAGGCGTTCGACGCGAAGGCGCGGATCTACAGCGCCGACGCCGGTGTGGAGCAGGCTGCGTCGGCCGCGGCCGATCGCAGTTTCGAGCTCGGACTGGCGCGGGAACGCGCCGACGTCGACGTACAGCTGCAGCAGGCCCAGATGCGCATCCAGCAAATGCTCGGCTTGCTGGGGCAGTCGGCGGAAATCCAGCGGGCCAAGGCACAGATCTCTAGCCAGCTGGCCGCCAGCACGATGAGCGCCGTCAACTACGGGGCCAGCGTTTCCAGCGGCCGCAGTAAATCCAACTCCTGCTCGCAGAACTACAGCTTCCAGGGCGAGATCGCGGACGCCTGATCCGCCTCAACTTCAAAAAGGGGAATCGCATGGCCATCAACGATCGAGACGAACTGAACCCTGCCGGCGTCGCGCCCGGGCAGCCCCGAATTGCCGCCCGGCCGAGCCCCGGCACGGCCTTCGGCTCGGCGCTGCGCAGCGGTGTTGCTGGAACCGCCACGATGGCGCGGCAGGCTGCCGGCGCAGGCCTGCGTGCGGCCGGTACCGTCGCCGACGCGGTGACGGCACCAGGACGCGAAGCGGCGGGCTTCGTGCGTGATGCAGGCCGCGCAGCCGTCGGCACGACGCCGTCGCCACAACAGGGCCAGCCGTTGAGGGCGCCCAGCCAGCTCAATCCGATTGGTGGCGCCGCCAGCGCGCTGAGCCGCATCGCACCGGTGAGGCTCGGCGGTGCCGCAAAGCCGAAACCGACGTTCGGCGGTGTGAGTTCGAGCGTTGACTCGACTGCAGGCCTCGCTGGTTCGCGCCTGGCTGGGCGGCCGTCGATCGGGGCGGACTTCACCGGTGTCAGTTCCAGCGTGAGTTCCACAGCGCCGCTGGCGGGTGCTGCTGGTGCTGCAGCGCCCCGGGCGGCCACCGCCCCCGTCGCAGCTGCTCCGAGCACCTACACGACGCAGGACGGCCGCACCGCCACGTTGCCGGCGGGCATCACCCGCACCGTGGATGCCAACGGCAATTCGGTGTTCACCGGATCCGCCGCAACCATCGCAGCCAGCGGAGGTACTGCAGCCGCTCCGGCCGGCAGCACGTTGGCGCCTATGGTGTCACCGCTTGCGGCTGCACCTGCAGCGCCGACGGTGGTGGCTCCGCGTCCAACCCCGCAGATCGTGCAGCGCGGTCGCCAGGGCGGGATCATCGAGAACCCCGCCGACACCACGGTGGACAAGCTCACCCGAGCCATGGGCAGCGCCAGCCTGAAGGGCAGCCCGAGCGGCCGTGCCGCAGTGGCGCAGGCAATCCTGGGCGAGGCCGGCGCGCGCCAGGCCGAGCGCGCATCTGCGCTCCGCACACAGGATGAGGCCGATCTTGCTGCTGGCCAGGTCAACGCGGTCGCTGCACAGGGCGACGCCAACCGCGCGCTGCAGGCTGGTCAGTTCAACGCACAGATGCAGGACAACGCCGCCAACCGGCAGGCGTCGCTGGAAACCGCCCGCATTGCTCGCCGGCCGGAGATCTCGGTGGCCGCCGACGGCAGCATGGGTGTTGTAGGTGGCGACGGTAGTTGGCGGGCGGTAACAGGCGCCGACGGCAAGTACGTGCGCGCCGCCCAGGCGCCGCGTCAGACCGGGGAGCTCACCGATGCCGACCGCCTGAAGTCCTACACCGATCGATTCAATGCGATCTCGACCAGCGCAATGCTCGATGCAGACGCGAAGACGGCGGCATTGGCTGAGCTCGATGCGGATCCACTCTATGCAGGCCTGCGCCCCAACGCTGGAAAGCCCACGTTTGAGCGGTTTCTGACTGCAATCCGATCGAGCGGCTCGAAGATGACTGACGCGCAGTTGCGCGAGTACTACGACAAGAACTACGGAGGCAACTGAGCCATGGCGAACCCACTCGACGTCAATGATCCGTTTAAGCCGGCGAAGCGCCCTCAGCCGGCTGGCGCGATGCAGGACGGATCTGCGTCCGGAGCGAAGCCATTAGCTTTGGATGTCGCTGACCCTTTCGCGCCGCGGCAGCCAGCCCAGAAGGTGGCCAAGCGCCCGGAGCGATCCTGGGGTGAGGCGATCAAGGACACCGGGCTCGGCATCGCCGCCGGCGCGGCCAACATCATCGGCGGCGCCGTGGAGCAGCGGAATTCCATGGAGCCGACCAACATCGTGCGGCAGGGCCTTCGGGCTCTGGATCGGCTGGGAGTAAAGGGTGCCTCAGAGACTGCAGCGCTGGTGCCGGGTACGCCTTCTGAGATCGTCGGTGGGCGCCGCGCAGGATCCGACAGCGCAGGCTTGTCGAAGGCGACGCAGATGGCCACCGACTACATCGGGGAGAGCCAGTCCGACGCGCTCAAGCAGGAAAAGCAGGAGCTGCAGGACACCAAGGGCTTCTTCGCCAGTGCAGGCAAGGTGCTGTCCTCGCCGCGGCTGATCGGCAATTTCCTGGCCGAGCAGGTGCCAAATGTCGCCGCGATGGGCGCCGGCACGCGCCTTGCGGCTGCGCAGGCGGGCGAGCGAGCGTTGGCGGGTGCGTTGGCCAAGGGCCTCGGTACCGAGGCTGCTGAAACCGCCGCTACCGCAGCTGGACGTCGCGCAGCGACCACCGCTGCCACCGGCATGACGACGGTCATGGAGACCGGATCGGCAGGCCAGCAGACCTACCAGCAGGCAATGGCACAGCCACAGTCAGTGTGGGATGCCAACCCGGAGTACAAGCGCATGGTCGCCGCCGGCGGTGACCCGCAAACCGCAAAGGAAACCATCGCACGCGGTGCGTCGATGGAGGCACAGGCCATCACCGCTCCGATCGCGGCGATCGCCGGCCGCATTGCAGCGCCGTTCGAAGCCGACGTCTTCACCCGCGGCCTGGCACGCAAGCCAAAAGCGATGCTGGCCGGTGCCGCGCGCGAGACCGTCGAAGAAGGCATCCAGGAAGGCGGCTCGCAGCTGGCCGGCAACCTTGGCCAGCGCCAAGTCGACCCGACTCAGGCTGCATGGGAAGGCGTGCCGGAGGCTGCCGGTACCGGCGCTGCCATCGGTGGGTTGCTTGGCGGTGGCATGGCTGCCGGCGGCGCGGTGGCCAGCCGCGGCGACAACCAGGCCGCGGTGGCAGCCGACGCGGAGCGGGAACGCCTGGCGCGCCGACCGACCCCAACGCCACCTTCGCTGCCACCGCCGCCGATCCCCCAGATGCTGGCGCTTCCGCCGCCGGAAGTTATGACTGCGGCACCGGACGGCACCATCACGCCAGGCAGTGTCCGCCCGGAGGTCATGGCCGAACCTGAGATGCGCTTTCCGCAGGGCCGCGGCATGTCCGCTCCCTTCGACGGGACTCGCGTCGCTGCGCGGCCGCAGCCGACGGTGCCGTTCCCTGATGCAACCCCCGACTCGATCGCCGGCATCGCCAACCTGGTGTCCCAGGCCCGGCGGCCCACTGAGCCTGCGGATACCGCAACAGCTGGGGCAGCGCAGGCAGAACCCGTCGCCCCGCAAGCCCAAGGCGGCCAGGCTGGCCTGACGACGCCGGAAATTCCGGGCGCCGCCGCGCCGCCGCCGGTGCCTGCAGTCGCGCCGCCGTGGGTCGATGCCCAGACCGGTGAAGCGCTCCGAGAGCCGACCACGACGGACATCAAGCAGCTGCTGCACAACGGCCTGCAGTACCAGGTCGAGGCGCATGGCGGAATCAATACGCCGACCCTGCTGCGCTCCATGCGTGACCAGTACGGCCTGCCCAGCGCCCGTGTGCGCCCGCTGCTGGACGAGGTAAAGGGCGAGCGTCGGCGCGGCCTCACCGAGCCGCCAGCCGATGCCGGCAACCTGTCAGCGAGTGAGGCAGCCGACGCGGCATCGCCGACGCAGCAGTCGCTGAGGGAGGCTGCACCGTCTGCAGATCTGCAGCTGGATGGTGCAGCGCCAACCGATCGATCCGCCCCGGAACCACTGGCCAGCGAATTGCAGCGCGCACCCGGTGATGCGGCGGCGCAATCGGACACCGGTTCGTCTCGCGCACCGGTCGCCGAGCCGCGTGCAGCCGGTGCGACGGAGACGACCAGTGTGGCCGGGGCCACTGCGGAGCAGTCCGTGGCCGAGGCGAGCGCTGGCCAGGCCAACGTGCCCGCGCAGGCCGAAGTGCCGAAGGTGGCCACCGCGGCTGCTGAGGCGGCGACGAACCCGCAGAACGATCTCCCTGCGCCCACGGATGCACAGAAGGAAGCCGGCAACTACAAGAAGGGTCACGTCCGCATCAACGGCCACGACATCAGTATCGAGAACCCCGCCGGCAGCCAGCGGGATCCACGATGGCCCGCGCTGAAGAACCACTACGGCTACTTCAAGGGCACCGTCGGCAAGGACAAGGACCACGTCGACGTCTTCATGACCGACCGCGCTGAGGATCCGGCGCTGCCGGTGTACGTGGTCGACCAGGTCAACAAGGACGGCTCCTTCGATGAGCACAAGGTCATCATGGGAACCGCGTCGGAGCAGGAAGCCCGGGATACCTACCTGGCCAACTACTCGAAGGGCTGGACCGGCCTGGGCGGCATCAAGGAAATGTCGCAGGAGCAGTTCAAGGCGTGGGTGCGCGACCCGAAGAAGACCACCCGCCGTGTCACCAGGACCAAGCCGGCGGAGGCAGCGCCAGCGCCGCAGCCAGCTACGAGCGTCGGTGAAACGGGGCAGATCGTCAGCACCGCGGCCGAAACCGTCGGTGCGACGGCAGAAAGCGGCAGCGCGTTGGCCAAGAATGGGACGGAACCTGCAGCAGCTGCAGCACCGGCCGCGGGTGAGCCCGGCCCGGCCTATACGCCCAAGGTGCGACGCATCGGTGGTTCGCCGCAGTACGACCGCGGCGACATTGGCACTCTCGGCGCCTACTTCACGCCGGGGCGCATCGTGAATGCCTACGGCAACACCCGGGATCGAGTGATTGAGTTTCGGCCGCCGGGGAAGGATCCGCGCTGGCAGGTGAAGGTTCAGCAGGTCGATTCCGCCGGCAACCCGCTACCTGACGAGGATCCGCGCTGGCACAGCACCATCCCGTCGCCGAACGACCTGGAGCAGGTGCTCGGCAAGCCGGTCGCGAAGGCGCGCAAGGCTGCCGCTCCTGCACAAAACAGCACCGCGGCGACCGACGCTGCGCCCGCGCTGCCGCAGAAGCAGGCCGCTGGTCCGGCGGTGATCGAAGACCTGGGTGAGAAGCTGGGCGGCGCGCGCAAGGATCTGGCCAAGCCCACCGGTACGCGACCGCAGCGCCGCGCTGACGCCGACGCTGGCGCCGAGGCGGGCCCGGCATGGTCGAAGAAGTACGTGGCGATGGAAGAAGCCCGCAACCCCGGCAGCTGGCGCCTGTTCAAGGCGAAAAAGGGTACCGTCGGCAACCCGCTTGCCAGCCGGCAGACCTTCGCCAGCCAGGCTGAGGCCGAAGCGGCAATCCCGATGGTCGAACTGGCCCGCAATCATCGTGCCGTGGAGCGCGAGCCCGGCAACTGGGCGATCGCGCGAGACGTCACCGACCGGAAGCGCGTCTATCTCAAGGACGGCTTCGACAGCCGCGCGGCGGCGCTGCAGTACATGGCCGAGAACGCGCCAGCACTGATCGACACCAAGACCACCGTGGGCGAGGACGCTCTGCCGCGGCCGGACAAGGTCATGCGCACCGGTGAGGCGCGGCGCGAGGGCGATGTCCAAGGCCAACAGTTCATGGACACCTTCGGCTTCCGAGGCGTTGAGTTTGGCAAGTGGAACAACCAGGACGAGCGCCAGGAGGTGATGAATCACGCCTTCGACGCGCTGGTCGACCTGTCCGAGCTGCTGAACCTGCCTCCGCGGGCGATGAGCCTGGACGGCCAGATCGGCCTGGCGTTCGGTGCACGTGGCCACGGCCTCAGCGGCGCCCGCGCGCACTACGAGCGGGACTATGCGGTGATCAACCTGACCAAGCTCAAGGGGGCAGGGTCGCTGGCCCACGAGTGGATGCACGCCCTGGACCATTACCTCGGCCGGCAGGACGGCCGGGGGTCGGAACAGATCACCAACAGTCGCGGCGACAAGGTCATGAAGGCGTCGGGCGTTGACGACTACCTGAGCAATGCCAGCCGATTCAGGGGGAACGTGCGTCCGGAGCTGCGTGCGGCATTCCAGGAGCTGATGGACACCATGCGAACCCGTGCCGAGCAGTATGTCGAAGACACGGCGCGCGCTGAATCCTTCCTGGGCAAAGCCCGTGACCAGGTGCAGAAGCAACTGGGCGATCTGCGCGCCCACATCGAGAAGGAGCGGGCCTGGGGATCGCGGAAGCGACCGGCAACACAGCAGGAGCTGGCCACGTTCGACGCTGCGGCAGATCGGCTGCTCAACGGCGAGACGTTCAGCACCGATGCGAAGCCGACCAAGGGTGGTGGCGTACGGTTCACCAACGAAGAGCTGGACGCGCTCGATGGTGTCCTGAAGGCCGTTACCAACCGCACCGGCTTCAACACCGAGCGCACCGGCTCGCTGGATCGATTGCGCGATTCGATGGGCATGTATCAGCGCCGGGTGGAGCTGTGGCAGTCGGCAGACGCCGGCGAGGCGAAGACCAAGAACGTGCCGACCTCGTTCATGACCGAGGCCCGAAAGCTGGACGATGGCCGCGTGGGCAACTACTGGACCGCGCCGCACGAGCTCCTGGCACGTGCCTTCAGTTCCTACGTGGAGGACCGCCTGCAGGATGCCGGCCGGGCCAGCGCTTTCATGTCCTTCGGTTCGGACCCGCGCTTCGCGGTGCCGGTCGGTACCGAACTCGCTCGGCCGTTCCCCGGCGGCGCCGAGCGCCAGGCCATGAATGCCGCGTTCGGCCGCTTCTTCGCCGAGGTCAAGCACGAAGAGACCCCGACCGGCGGTGTCCGTCTCTTCTCCCGCCGTGGGTGGGAGGCCGACTTCCCCGATGTCGTGACGGCTCACCGTCCTGGCCGCCTGAGCGCGCACGCGGATTACGCTGCAGCCAAAGCTGGCGACGACACTGCGGCCCTGCGCGTGGCGCGCGACGTCATTACCCCGGGGTTTGTCGAGGACGTGCGTGCCGCGCTGCCAGAGGGCAGCAAGCCCCTGGTGGTGGCCGTGCAGTCCCAGGAGGCCACGGGCAACAATCGCATCCCGCGCATGGCTGCCGAGGTGCTGGCCCAGCGGCTGGGACTGCAGGTGTCCGAAGACATCGTCCAGGCCGCCAAGGTCAATCGTAGTGCTGGCGATGCCCTGCACCGGCTGGCCAACCAGCCCCCGTTCACCGGCAAGGTGGAGAAGGGCCGCGACTACGTCCTGATTGATGACACGCTGACTCAGGGAGGCACCCTGGCCCAGCTGAAGACCCACATCGAGGACAACGGCGGCAAGGTGGTGGTGGCCACGGCTTTGACCGGCAAGGACTATTCGCGGAGAATCGCCCTCAACACCCAGAGCCTGGCCGACGTCCGTGAACGTTTCGGATCAATCGAACCCTGGTGGCGCGACCAGTTCGGCTACGGCTTCGAAGGCCTCACTGAGTCCGAAGCGCGCACCATCCTCACCCTCGACAAGGGACGTCTCGATGCTGACGCCCTCCGAGATCGCGTCGCTGCAGGCCGAGTACCGGGCCTCCGGGCAGTGGGCGAAGGAACAGCTGGCGAAGGATCCGGAGCTGAAGCACCTGGGCCCGGCGGGCGGGTAAACCGATCCGCAGCTCCGGGCGCCAGCGGCGGCCTGGACTTCGACCGCGCGCTGCAACTCAAAACCGACCTGACCCAGCATTGGGGCGAGAACGCGCCCAGCGTGGTCGTGGTGCGCTCGGCCGAGGACTTCCCGGCCAGCGCCAAGGTCGATCCGGGCTATCGCCGCGCCGAGGGTGTGTACGACGGGCGGCCCACGGTCTGGATCAACGCCGGCAACATCGCCACTGAACAGCGCTTCGCGCAGGTGCTGGCCCACGAGGCAATCGGGCACTACGGCGTTGAGTCCGTGGTGGGCGCCAAGGACTGGACCCAGATCGTGGACGCGATCGACAAGCTGGCAGCGGACGGATCCGGCTCCGCTGCACTGAAGTCGGTGCTGGCCGACGTGACCAGGCGCTACGGCACTGTCGATCGCGAAACCTTCGCCAAGGAAGCCATCGCCGTCATGGCCGAGCGGGGGATGCGCAACAGCTTCACCAGCCGCGTCGCTGCTGCGGTGCGCCGCTTCCTGCGGCGGGTCATGCCGTCGCTGAAGTGGTCCGAGGCTGAGGTTCGGGATCTGTTGAGCCAGGCAGACGGCTTCCTGCGTGCCGGCATGTCGGCGCAGGCGCAGCGGGAAATGGTGCGGTCCTACTCGTTCGCACAGCCGCAGATCGACGGCCGAGGCGAAGCCTTCCTCGAGCAGAACGGTGGCCGATTCCTCCGCCGCGACGATCAGTGGTACCTCGCCGACGAGCGCGGCCGACCGGCTGACTTCCTGACCCTCGGCGCCGCGCGCGCTGAGGCAGAGCGTACCGGTGGCCAGGTGCTGGCCGATCCGGCCGGGAGCGGGCCGCGGACCTGGAGTGTGGTGCTGCCCAACGGTGCCGAGGTGACGCGGGCGGCCCGCGGCCGACTCTTCAGCATGCCGCCTTCAGACGCACTCGAGGACATCGATGCGATCCAGAAGGGTGTGCAGGCCGAAGGTGTGTTGGCCAGGGCGCGCCAGATGCTTGCGGACGCAGTTCCGCAAAAACTGAAGGACAGCACCCGCCCGACGTGGCTGGGATTCCTGGCTACGCGCCATCTGACGGAGTTGGGCGGCGACTACTTCAAGAACATCGATCACTATTCGCACTACCTGGCGGAAATGCAGGCCGATCGAAACAAGCTGCAGGCGGAAGCGGAAACAATCGCCGAGGCTGCCCGTCAATGGGCCGGCAAGAACAAGGCCGAAAGCCGGCGCCTCTTCGATCTGATGCACCAGGCAACGATCGATGGCGTGGATCCATCGCGCGAGTACGAGCCCCTGCAGTTCAAGATGCCCGGACAGACGGGGCTTCACGAGGTGAATCGGAAGAACATCCTGCACGCGATCAAGGTCAAGCAGCAGCAGATGCGGGAGCGCAGCGGCGACACCAAGACCAACATCATGAACGAGATCACGGCCCTGAAGGCCATGCTGAAGGCAGAGCCCCGGCGCCGCCGGCAGTACGTCCCGTTGGTTGAACAGTGGTCACAGCTGTCGTCTGAAGCGCGGGCGTTCTACACCCAGTTCCGTGATGCCTATCGATCCAGGTCCGACGCTGTGGAAGAGGCGCTGGCCCAGCGCATCGAGGACCTGAAAGGCGATGACCTCACTGGCGGAGCTATCAGTGACAGCAGCCGTCGCAACATGGTGCGAAAGATCCGTGAACAATTTGAGTCTGCGCGCCTGCAGGGCGTCTACTTCCCGTTGCAGCGGTTCGGCAAGTTCTTCGTCGCTGCGGAGAAGGATGCGTCCAACACCTTCCTCATGTTCGAAAGCCTCAATGAGCTGGAACGTGCGGTGAAGGATCTGCGGGGGAAGGGCTGGGTGATCAAAGCTCAAGGTCAGAAGTCGCAGGGCAGGGCGTCCGATGCCCCCAGTGGAACCTTTGTCGCCGACGTGATCGACCAGCTCCGCACCTCCCACGTTTCCGAGAAGGTGCAGGACGAGATCTACCAGTTGTACTTGGAGACCATGCCGGAACTTTCGATGCGCAAGCACCAGATTCACCGCAAGTCGGTTCCTGGCTTCGACCCCGACGCCGTGCGTGCTTTCGCCTACAACATGCACCACGGGTCGCACCAGCTTGCCCGATTGCGCTATGCCCACAAGTTGCAGGAAGTTCTGAACGTCCTGAAGACCCAGCAGGATCAGCGGCGGACGTCACCCGACGCCAAAACACGCGGAATCACGGCGGGTGACGCGATCCTGGAAGAGCTGGGCAAGCGGCACGAATGGATCATGAATCCGACCGACTCGGCGCTGACCAACCTGATCTCGTCGTTCGGCTTTACCTACTACCTGGGCGCCACGCCGGCGGCGGCGCTGGTAAACGTGACCCAGACCGCCCTGGTCAGCTACCCCTACCTGGCCGCACGGCACGGCGGGGTCAAGGCCATGAACTACCTGCTGGCCGCCAGCCGCGACGCCGTGCGCACCGTGGGCAACATCCAGAGGACGCTGACCGACCCCGACGAGCTCCGCGCCTACCAGGCGCTTGAAGCCTCCGGTGCCATCGAGAAGACGCAGGCCCACAACCTTGCCGGCATCGCCGAGGGTGGCATGACGGGCTACAACCCGGCCTGGAGCAAGGCCATGGAGATCATTGGCTGGGGCTTCCACAAAACCGAGGTGGTCAACCGTGAGGCGACTGGCATGGCCGCCTACCGCCTGGCGCGCGCCGACGGCAAGTCGTTCGACGAGGCGGTGAAGTTCGCCCGGGACGCCATCTTCGACACCCACTTCGACTACAGCAACGCCAACCGCGCCCGCTTCATGCAGAGCGGCACCGCCAAGGTGCTGCTGATGTTCCGGCAGTACAGCCTGAACATGACTTGGGCGCTCGGGCGGATGGTGTGGCAGGCCACCAAGGGGCAGGACTCCGAAGTGCGCCAGGTGGCACGTCGCAACTTGACCGGCCTGCTGGGCATGAGCGCGCTGTTCTCCGGTGCCATGGGCCTGCCGATGATGGGCATGATCATGGGGGCGCTCAATGGCATCCAGGCCACCTTCGGGGATGACGACGAGCCGTGGGATGCAGAGACTGAGCTGCGGGCTTTCCTCACCGGCATGCTGGGGCAGGGCGGGGCGGATCTGCTGCTGCACGGGCCGGCCGACAAGCTGACCGGCGCGAACATTTCCGGCCGTGTCGGACTGGACAGCCTGTGGATCCGCGACGCCGATCGCGAGCTCGACGGCCGCGGCTTGTTCAACAACCTGCTCGAGCAGGCCGCAGGGCCAATGGGCGGCGTCCTGAAGAACGTGCTGGTCGGCAAGCAGCAGGTCGACGAGGGCCACATCATGCGCGGCGTCGAGACCATGCTGCCCAAGGGGCTCAAGGACATGATCAAGGCTGGCCGTTACGCCACCCAGGGCGTCAATACCCTGCGCGGCGACCCGGTCGTCGAGGATCTGTCGCCCTGGGAGATCCTGCTGCAGGCCAACGGCTTCGCTCCGGAGAAGGTGTCCAGGCAGTACGAGACCACCCGCGCGCTGAAGAACTACGAGCAGCATATCCTCGACCGCCGCAAGTCGCTGGTGAACGCCTTCGCCATGGCCCTGCGCAATGGCGACGCCAGCGACCGGGCTTCGGTGCTCAGCAAGATCGGCACCTTCAACAAGGCCAATCCGGAGCTGGCGATCACCTCGAGCGGTTTGCAGCAGTCCATCAAGAACCGTGCCCGCTACAGCGCCAGGGCTGAGGCCGGCATCGTGCTCAACCCCAAGCTTGCCGCGCGGCTGAACAAAGCCGTGACGGAGTAATTGCAGGACCGCTGTGCCCCCATCGGATCAGACCGGATGAAAGCAATGTGAAGACGCCGGCGCTGGTGCCGGCGTTACCGATACAGGGGTCAGTAACCGATGGACAAGAAGGACTCGCAGGTAGTGGCCATTGGAGAAGGACAGCAGGAGAACGGCCAGCCCATGGACAGTGGTGCTGGTTTTCTTTCCCCTGCAACAGGCTTGGAGGTGGGGCCCAAGGCATCGAGAGGGCGGCACTCTCGCCGCCAGACGCTGGAGAAGGGCATGGAAGATGAGCGCCATAAGGCTCAGGTGGTCTCGATGGAGGCCTTCAAGGCAGGCCGGGTGGGGCAGATCCCCCCGGAGTTGCTGGAGATGTACGACCAGCTGACCCGCGACCAGCACGCGCTGGTGCGGACCTCGATCGTGCTCGTGGCAGCGCTGCGGAGGCGGCTGGGCCTGCCGGACCTCTAAGGTCCACGGGGCCGTCACGGCGGCCCCTTCAGCGGTGCCGGGCGCTCACGGCGCCGTAAGGCCGGCGTGCTGTAATCCGGCCATGTGCTACTCCGCCCAGATCACCGCCGCCTATCAGAAGCTGGTCCGCATGACCGGCGCCACGATCTCCCTGCAGGAGTTCGCTGCTCTCTATGCCCATGACCCGGGGAAGAAGCGGCCGAAGACGCCGAAGGCGATGGATGATGCGTTCCGCGCCGGCGCGAGCCCGGCCGAGCTCGCGGTATGGGGCGAAATTGAACAGTGGAACCGTGCCGAGGCCGCCATCCTGGAGCAGGAGCTGTTCGCGAACCGGAAGCGCCTGGCGGATGCAGAGCGCGCGCTGCAGGTGAAGGAGACCAAGAAGGCCCGGGAGGACGTGCGGATCGCCGGCAACAAGATCGAACGCGCCCTGGCCAAGCTGGCCGACCTCAAGCGATCCGAACCGAAGGACCGCGACAGCCGGATCTTCCCCGGGGTCTACGCCCCGGTGATCATTTCCGAGGGCGGCAAGCTGGTCGTCAAGCCCATGCGCTATCAGTGCCGTCTGGCCGGGAAGCCGGCCAACTACGACCAGCGCTTCCCGGGCACCTACAACGCACGCCGGGATAGCCTAGAGAAATTCTGGGCGCCGGCATTCGGCCACACCCACGGGCTGATGGTCGTGGAGACGTTCTACGAGAACGTGGAAGGTCCGGACGGCAAGAACCAGGTGGTGCAGTTCACCCCGCGCACCGGCGAACCGATGCTGGTGGCCTGCCTGTGGTCGCACTGGAAGGACCCCGCGGGGAAAGAACCCGACCTCCTTTCGTTCGCGGCGATCACCGACGATCCTGAGCCCGAGGTTGCCGCGGCCGGCCATGATCGGACGATCATCAACATCAAGCCCGAGCATGTGGACGCCTGGCTCAATCCGGATCCAGCAGACCTGGCCGCGTTGTACCGGATATTCGACGACAAGCGGCACCCCTTCTACGAGCACCAGCTCGCTGCATAG